TTACTCCCCTTTGACGAAGACCGCCTCAGCCTGCATTTCCACTGTGATGTTGTTGCCACCCCCAACCACAAAGCCTGGCGCCCCTGGCGTCGAGCCTGGGATATAGGTGGCACTCTTGGGGCCGGGGTTGCTTTCGTTGGTATTGAGGATGATTCCATTTGCCCCAAGCGCCCCGGCTTTTTCCTTCAACTCTTCAACAACCTTCTCCCGGCTCCCGCCGCGGGAAAGGGCCGCGTTGGAGCTGGCCGTGACAAAAGCGATGGAATCAAACTCAGCCGGCGGCCTCAGATAAACCTTCACCTCACTGGCTGCAACGGGTTCTCTTGCGTCACCGGTCATGACGGCACTGCTGTTGGTGCAACCGGCAAGAGTGAAGGCGATGATGGCTACGGTTGTGAGAAGCAATCCCTTGTTCATGTTATTCCTGCTTATTGGTGAGTGGCGGATGACCTGGAACTTTATCATCCGCCATACCTCTCGCCAATCAATCAACGTCGCTCAAGCCAAGGTTGCCGCGCATCTCCCGTGGCGCCGCTTTCAGAAGGCGGGTTCCACTGTCGGAATTCATGGCCCGTATCCGGCTGCGCAGTTGCGATGCATTGATGGCGATAGGCGTTTTGGGGTTCCGCTCGTTCCACCGGTCACGCTTGGCTACCGCCTCATCAATCATGCTCTGGTCGTTGGCCGCGATACCGCGCGCCCACAGCCCGGCAATGCTGGCCTCTGTCTTCCTCTGAAGCATGATGTCCTGGTACACAACGCTTCGATCTCTGCCGGACTGTGCCACTGCCGTTGGGTTGAAGCCTATACCTTTCATCATTGCGTCAACAATGTCGGTATCCACCGTCTTGCGACCACGAGCATCTGAACCGTGTCCTTTTTGGAGCATATCCCATGCGGCCCATGCGTCCCTGACTGCCTTTGGTGAGATATTTTGAATGGCCTTGGCGGTGTTGCCGTCAAGCTGCGCCTCGATGCCGTCATCAACCTGCTGTGCCATGCCGGCAGACGGCCCGATGATCTCGGCGATTGCGCGCATGCGGCTGGCGTCGGAAGAGGGCTTCAAGATCTCCGTACCCGGGATGACATTGCCCAGACCAAGCCTGCCCGCAAAGTCCAACGGCAGGGCCGAAGAGACGCCAGACAGCACACCATCACCCCAAGCCTTGCCCAGGAAACTGTAAAGCTGCTCTCGCTTCCAGCGGCGCATGTTGGTGTCCAGCCCGGCAATCTGGCCGATGGTGTCGATCAGGTCATCCAGCGCCTTGGCAAACGGTAGTCCTTCCTCCCCCGCGGCCAGCATGATCATTGCCAGCATCATCATCACGGCCTTCCTGCCTTCTGGTCCTCTCTTGGCGGTGCGCGCCATCAGCTCAACCATCATGATGGAGAAGCCTTTGTAGGTGAACACCAGACGGCCCAGGGTTGAACGTGCAAGGTTCGGCCTGTTGACCTTGTTGAAGATGCCTTGCGTTTGGTTCACTGCGCTGACGGCAAACCTGTAGGGGTCGGGATCATTGTTTTGGGTGGCGATGTCCCAGGCGGTGATGAAAGTTACACGCCGGTTGAGGCTTTCTACCGCGGAAAACATGGATGCCCACAATGCCAACGCCGATTGCGCGCGGTGGCTTGCAGTCAGTTGCGCCCCGCCCACGGCGTACAGGTGGAATATCTCCTGCGCATCAACGACACCTTCCAGCCTTGCCTTCTCCAAGGCATCGCGCAGTGTATTATCTGAAATTTGCGATCTTCCGGCTGCCTGCTTGATCGCCTTACCCATCGCCTTGGCTACAGTTTTTGAATCCGCAAACTGTGTCAGGAACGGAGCGGTCACCATATAGGGCTGGGTTGCGTTTACCGCTGCTGACGCCACGGAACCGCCCAAGAACCAGGCAAACATGATGGTCGATGCCGCCGCGCCCCTGTCGTCGGGGTCAAGTACAAAATCCCGTAGCTTCAAGGCCTCCTTCTGCACGTCGCCTTTATCGGTTGGGATGTACTTGATGGCGCTGCCGATATCGCCCATGTACAGCTGCTGCGCAGCATGGCGGGCATTGCTGGTGATAAAGCTGGCCAGGGTGCGCTGCATGTCTTCGCTGTAGCCCTCTGTGCCTTTGCGCTCCAGCCGGCGCTTGAGGGCTGACCGCTCGGATCTGGCAAGCCTGATCTGTTCGTCGGCGATTTTCTTCTCGCCAATAGCTTCAGCAAAAAGTGCCAGGCTTTCTGGATCGACTCCGCGGTACAGCTTGTGCCTATCGCTGTTGACCGTGCCAATGCTTACGCGGACAAGTGGATTGCCCTCATATAGTTCACGCTGCTCGCGCTCGGCCTTGTTGGCTTTTCTCTCGCTGTCATACCTGCCGTGGAACAGAATAATTGGATTGCCGTCCTCATCCAGAGCCGGGCCTCCCGCGGGGTCAAGCGCGCGAACAGTCACGGCATAGTTGCCGTAGCGCATCAGGGGAGCGTACCCGGCCTCTTTGAGGTTGCGTACAGTCTCGAAGATATCGTTCACCCGGTTGTACGTGTCCTTGTAGCCTTCCAGTGCGGATTTCAACTCGTCCGCATAGGCCGCATTGCCGGCTCTCTCTGCAGACGCAATGGCCGTCTGGATCACCCTGATCATGGCGCCGATCTCGCCCTTGATGCGTGCCTCGGCGGTATCGGGTGCCGCAATGATGTCAGCCCGCACCTCTCTAGGCACAATGTCGCGAGCCATGGCATACGCCTCGGCGGACGCCACTTCATCCAGGCTTGCATCGATAGCCATCCTGGCCTGCCGGTACAGCGTGATAGCAGCCTCATCCAAGCCCTTGTCGCGCAACTCCGCATCAGTCCAGACGCGCCCAGTCATCACGTTGTGTCCGGCAACAGTGCCCTCGAAGAGTGCCTTGGCGGCTTTCTGGTGCGAGGCATTGTCCTTTTTGCTGAACAAGCCCTTGGCAGCGGCTTTGACATCATCAACCTTCGGCAGTACGCCAGGGGCCAGTGACGAGGCGCGGGTAGCGGACAGAGCGACATGGCTCTGCATGGCCAGCAGCAGATTGAACACCTTGCCGTAGTGCCTGTCGTTGAGCGCCTTGTGTTGCTGTGTGGCAATGCTCTTGTCGTACCAGCTGAAGTTCTTGATGCGCTTTCGATCCTTCATGAAATCAACAAAGCTGTCCTGCACCCTGCGCATCATGAAAGCGGGGTCGGCGGTGAAGTCTTCGTCGGCGCGGACCGGGGGGGCATCTTCGCGGAGCCTTTGAAACAGATTCTTGATCAGGGCGCGGGCTTCGTCGTTGGTTGCACCACGGTACTTGGCCGCAAATTCCTTGAATCCAAAGCGTTCGGCCACCTCTGCGATCCAGCGCGCGACCGTGCGAATGGCCTTGGCCTTCAGTGTGTTGTTCTTGAACTCGCCCTGATTGATTTCGGCAAGCTCTGCCAGCGCCTCATCAACACCCCTGGCCCTGGTGTAGGCGCGTCCGCTTTGCTTGGCATGCTGAACGTCAGCGCCGTTGGTGGCTATCCACTCGTCTGCTTTTTGCCTGATCCAGGGGTCGCGGTTATACAGCCTGTTCAGGGTGGCGGTATACTGCTCCTTCGTCAGGAACCTACGGAGTCCATAATGGACAAGCTCGTGCCAGAGAGTAGCGTCCGCATCTTGAGCGCCGCTGATGCCATCCAGAAAAAGAAAGATCTCGCCGCCGTAGACCATCCCAGCCGCGACTGGCCCGTCATCGGCCCCTGCACCTGCTCCAGGAATGATGTCAGTCAGGGAATCAGCGACGGTGATGGGGGGCTTATGACGAAACTGCACAATAAGTTTCTCCGCTATCTGCGCAAGATCGTCCAGTGACAGCCGGTCTTTTTCTGGCACTCTGCCGGTGCCCGCAGTAGAGAGCACGGCAGGGCCGGGGGCAGGTGCCGGCTCGCTGCCAAACACCTCGTCAACCGCTTCGGCAAAGCCCAGGGCGCGAAGCGCCTCCTTGCGCTCTTCAATGGCTTGAGCAACAGCTTCCTTCTGGTGTGGCGGCACTTCCGGCCCTTGTGCCATGAGCCTGCGCTGTACATCCGCGTGATCGGCCCTGGCCGTTGCCAGTTCTTCTGCTTGAGCGAACGGCTTGGCAGCCTGCTCGCGCAAATCAATCGCCGACTGCCGTGACTTCTCGATCTCAGCCTGCGTGTGCGCCAGTGAGCCGGGCAGGGCATCGATGTAGTTCTTCAGGCGCTGGACAAACCCGGATGCAGAGAACACGTCACCTTGCCCCCAAAAACCGTGCGTTCCGGTTGGTGTTTTCAGAGCAACCGTGTTGCCTGCCATGTGCTCCAGCGTGAAATCAATGCCGCGGTACTGAATGGCCGCAGTGCTCAGGCTGTTGCTGTGCACGGCATTGAAGGCGGCTGTTGCGGCCTTGTGAGCCTCTTCCTTGGTATTCAGTGCTGCGCCCCCGCGGACGCGAAGCGGTGCGAATCCTTCCTTGTCGAGCGGGTTGGCTGCGGCGGCGGCAATCAGGCCCTCCAGCGCAGACACTCTGCCGGGGCCGGCCTCCTGCGCATAGTTATCAGCGGACCGGGCCTTGCGCGTCATGCTCAATACTTCATCCGCATGAGCGTCTTGCAGTTGCGCCAGGCGCTTAACATCGTTCCTGAGCTTGGTTTCTTCCAGGATCAAAGGATTGCCGGAGGCGGCCGCTTTCATGTCTGCGGAGTTGGCGGCCTCGCCATCGATATCCTCAATCTCATTGGCGGTGCCGTCGTAGTTGCGCAGCTGCTCGATGCCACGGGCCTTGTGCTCCAGAATCTGCCAGCGCCGCGTGTCATAGGTTTGCGATGTGGCGTAACGACCCACGAATACCTCAAACCCTTCGGGGTCACGCGCGTACAGCTGGTTGCCGCGGCGAATGATCCGGCCCTCACGCTGTTCAAGGTCAGACGGGCGCCACGGCGCGTCGATGTGGTGAAGGCCGACAAGGCGCTCCTGGACGTTCGTGCCTGCACCCATCTTGGGGGTGGAACCCAGCAGAAAGCGGATATTGCCATCGTTCACCGCGCGGAACAGCTTGGACTTGGCAGCGGGGGTGTTGTAGTCATGAATGAAGGCGATTTCATTCTCAGGCACACCCCTGGCCACCAACTTGGCTTTGATGTCGTCATAGACCGAGAAGCTGGCCGAGCCCGACATGCCCGCAATATCTTGCAGCGTGAAGAATTCCTCGGCGTTTTGAACCTCTACCTCATGCTCGTTGTTGTACTCATCAATCTCGCCTTGGGTGATCTCGCCATCGCGCTCGCGGGCTTCGGCCAGTTTCTGCCGGTTGGCGGTGTTCTCAAGCAGGGTTGCCGTTTCGCGCACGGCCTCGGCCCTGGACTTGAAGCCGCTCTTCAGCCGGCGCCCGGTGACCGCATCATAGGCATCGAACACCTTGCCGTCTTTTTCGGTGCGCTGGACGATATGGTGCGGGAACTCTTCCAGCCCCTCTACCGTGTGCATGGTGCCACGCTTGAGCACCAGCTCTCCCGCATCGTCACGGATATAGAGCTTGCGCTCCTTGGTGGAATAGCCCGACCTGGCGGACAGCGGAATAGACATATCACTGAAAATCAGCTGTGTGCCTTTGTCAGCCGCCCACTGCTCGTAGATCCGCATCATGTTGGCCACGGCCATGTTGATCTTGGAGCCGGGGAAGTCGGAGGCGGTGGGGTCAATCAGGCGGTAATCCAGTGCGGCCTTGTTGGCTTCGCCGGTGAGCGACAAAGCATTCACCTTGCCATCGGTGGCCTTGGTCAGTTCTTTGAGCCTACCGAAACGCCCCAGGATGGAGTCGGGGTCAACCGACACCGTGGGCGTGAGGGCTTTCTCCACCAGCTTCGCCTTCGCATCTTGCTCCGTGTCGAATTGCCCCAGGGAAAAGTCACCCACCTGCGCCTGCCATTTGCCGGTTTCTTCGTTCTTGGCAATGACAATGTTCTGTGTGATATCCGCATCAAACAGGATATTGCCGGAATCGTCCGTCTTGGCTTCGGGAACCCCCATAAAGCTGGTGACAGCGGGTGAACGCTCTGCAACCACCAATACCGGCTTGCCGCCGACCATGCGTGGCACCGGGAATACTTTGCCCTGGCTGATTTCCTGCGCTTTCAGGTCATCCAGAGTAACGGTGTCGGCAAAGCTGTTGTAAAGCCCCATCAGCGCGGGCAGGTTGGTGAACTTTGCAAACCGGGTGGATTGGCGATAGCCCGATCCTGATGGCGCCACCTCGTAAACATTCTCCACGTTCCCGAACATGCGCGCCCAGGCATCGAACACATGCAGGCCGTGCTGCTTGAGCGTTGGGTATTGCATGTACCGTTGCATGTTGAACATTTCCACCAGCGAGTTGGAGACAGGTGTTCCGGTCGCGGTGATGAACGGTGTTTTTTCACCAAAGGTATCGAATAGCCAGCGCACCTTGACGAACATATCGAACGCTTTTGCCGAGCCTGCAGGGTTGCCCATCCCGGGGTTGCGATCCATGGTGGTGTTGTAAGTCAGGTTTTTGAACTCGTGCATCTCATCGACAAACATGGCGTCAATGCCCAGCTCATCAAACGTCACCATACGGCTACGCTTGCCAACGGCTTCCAGTTTGTCCTTGAGCTTGGAATCCAGGTTCTTGCGGATTTTCTCCATATCCGCGGTGATTCTCTTGTCGCCACGGGCGCGTTTGTTTTCCTCGATGGCTTCCGAGATTTCGTCGAGCTGCTCGCGCAACACGGATAGCTCTGTTTCCCTCGGCAAGCCGATGCGCTTCAGAGAAGAATGGCCAATCACCACCGCATCCCAATCGCCGGTGATGATTTTGGCGAAAAGGCGCTCCCGGTTGTTCTTGCTGAAATCCTCCGGCGTTGCAGCCAGCACGTTCGATCCAGGGTAGAGGCGGGTAAATTCATCCCGCCACTGGCCGGTCAGGTGGTTCGGCACGACAAACAGCGGTTTTCGGGAAATACCCAAGCGGCGCATCTCCATGGCAAGGGTCGCCATTTCAAATGTCTTGCCGGCTCCGACAACATGGTCATACAGCACCTGGAAAGACTGCAGACCGCGCCACACACCATTCTTCTGGTGTTCAAGCAGGGTGATGGCGGGCGACATGCCAGGGAAGGTCATGTGGCTGCCGTCGAATGTCCGCACCACAATCCGGTTCATCTTGTCGTTGTATATACCGGCCAGGTTGTCGGCGCGATCAGGATCTTGCCATATCCACTTTTGCCACTCGGCCTTGATGGCATCCTGCTTGGCGCGCGCGGCTTCTGTTTCTTTTTCCAGAAGCACTGTCGTCGTCGATCCGTCAGCGTGGCGCACAGTTTGTCTCACCACGGCGCCGCGGCCCTGCATCGTGAGCGTGAACAAATCCTGCGCTGAAAGATGCTCGGTGCCATAGGTGCCGGTGTTCAACGCCGAGTCAGTACCTGCGCCATACTCCACAACCCACTGGCCGGTGGCGCGGACGTATGCGGCTTTCGCTGTCGCGCCAGAGATATGCTTGACGAACTGCTCGTACAGGCTTGCAGGCACAAACTCCGCACCAATGGAGACGGATATTTCACTCGGTGTTTTGTCCTTGGGAATGACCTTCTCAAGTGCCGCGACGTTACGGCGGTAGGCATTGTCAGCCTTGGCAGCGGCCTGTGCTTCCGCCAACTTGGTCTTCACGTCACCCGACAGATATTCGTCAGCCATCACAAACCCGGCCAGCGGATCGTCAAAGATCACATCGCCCAACTCTTCGACGATCTTGTCCGCGGGCTTGGCATAGACCTCCTGCATGTAGTCCAAGTCCAGCCGGCCACGGAAGTTCAGGGATGCCAGCAGCGCATCGTTGGCTGTCGTAACAGTCAGATATTCCTGCGGAGGGAACGCCACCCGACGGTTAAAAATGTCCGCCTTGGTGGCGCTCGGCGGGCGTGACTCAACACCTTCTTTCTCGGCGGCAGCCTTGCCTATTCCTCTGTCAAAATTGAATTCCAGCCCTTGGATCAGGTTGGACTCAGGATCGTCCAGAAAAATACCGCGGTTGGTGCTGTTGTTCAGGTGGCCGTACTTTTTCAGGAAGGCGTCATACAGGTCGCTGAGTTTTTTGCGGTTGGCCTCGATGTCCTCTGCCGTCGCGTCATGTGATCTTTCCAGGCGCATCTGGGCGCGCAAGGCATCACGAATACCGATCATGCCGCGCATGCGGTGCCCGGCAGCTTCATTTTTGGGTTCCCAGGCATTGGCGGTCTTGTTCCCCATGACATCATCACCGCGCTGCATGACCTTTCCGGTGCTGTCCAGGTAGAACGATCCCACCTTGATACCATCGGGAATGGCCATATCGACAATGGCGCTGTCGCTCTTGCGGTCGATGTTGTCGAACAGGTCTGCAGGCAATCTCTTGACCCATCCATCAAGCTTTTCCTTGATGTCGCCGCTGGCCTCCACGGTGTACTCATCGGCGCGGTACATGGTGCCGCCGGCGCTGGGAGTGCCGAGTACAAGGTTGGGAAGGTCAACGAAAATCTGGTTCACAGAATGCCTCACCACCTCGCCCGTCTTCGGGTTGGTGTTGGACTGCACGGCCAGAGATTGCCAGTCGCCAATGTTCTCCCCGGTTTCTGCGCCATGCTTTTGGAAAAGCAGAATATCCGTCACCACCTCTGTGCCAGCATTTTCCTTGAAGGCATTGTTCGGCAAGCGAACGGCACCGATCAGATTGGCGCGCTCCCCAATCCAGCGCCGGGTGCGATTATTTTGCGCATCCAGGAAGTTATGCGACACCACCACGGCCATAACGCCACCGGGGCGCAGCTTGTCGATGGACTTGGCCAGGAAGTAGTTGTGAATGCTGTAGCCGGAGTAGGGGCTGCGGTCTTTGTCAGTCAGGATGTGCGAGCCAAACGGCGGGTTGCCAATCACAACATCAAAGAATTCACCGGGAATATCGAAGTCTTGGAAGCCAGTTGATTTCGCAATCTTGGCATTGGGGTAAAGCGCGGCAGCCAGGCGGCTTGTCAGGGAATCCAGCTCAACACCGTACAGCTGTGACGCGGTGCGCACGGTGCGCGGCATCATGCCGAAGAAGTTACCAACTCCTACGGAGGGTTCAAGAATGCGCCCGCGTCTGAATCCCAGCCGTTCCAGCGCTGCATACATGGCATTGACCACCACCGGGCTGGTGTAGTGGGCGTCCAGCGTGGAGGCGCGCGCGGCCTTGTATTCGTCGTCGGTCAGCAGCTCCTTGAGTTCGGCGTGTTGCTTTGACCATTGCTTGTTGTCGGGGTCAAACGGCCCCTTCATTGCGCCCCAGCCCACATAGCGGGCCAGAGTTTTGCGCTCTTCGGGGGTGGCGGCGCGGCCTTCTGACTCCAGCGTCTTGAGGATCTTGATGGCGGCGATGTTGTCCTTGTACTTTTTGGTGAGGCTGCCTTTGCCGATCTCGCCTTCGTCGATTACATGATCTGAATTCCTGGCGGTGCTTGGCTCAGGCCGTACACTTCCGCTTTCTCCCAGCTCGACAGGTGATTCAGGCCTGGTTCCAGCTTCACTTTCACTTCCAGTCGTTCCTGCTCTTCCAATGCTGCCAGGTACTCGCCCTGGTCGATCAGCGCCTTGACCGTCTCCGGCCAGCCCAGCATCCAGCGGTTGGCTATCTCCATCATTGTTGCTGATCCGCTGATTATCTTGCTCCTGATCTCTTGCGGGTACGCTTTCGGCTTGTAGAGTGTCTGCACTGTCAGATTCCTGTTCGATATCCTGTATGAAGCGCACAACGTAGGGCTTCATGTTCTGCGCGGCCTGTTGCCCGAATTTGTCGAGCACCATACGAACCACTGCGCGCATCGTGTCTTTCAGGTCACCCCCGGCCTGTGACAGATTGGCAATGGCCTGCTGAAAAAGCGGCTTGGCCTTGGCGTAGGTTTCCTCATCAAATGATAGCCCAGTTCTCATTCTGTTGGGGCCACCAAACAGCTCGCCCAGGCCATCAATGGCAGCGGTCAGACCGGCGGCAGTGTTCTTTGCGGCACTCGCCGCGGATTCCCTCGCGGTACGTTGCGCTTTGGCCTCGCGCTCGGTCTTCGGTTTCGTTGCTTCGTCCTTGGCAATTTCCTCTGCAAGCACATCGTCGAACATTGCGTTGAGGTCGCTGGATTCCTGCGTGGGCTGACTGCTGGCTGTTTGTGCTACAATTCTCTCGCTGTTGCTCCGAGCGGTTGAGTCGCCAGTCTTGGCATGTTCACTGGCTTCTGCAAAGGGGGACTGGCTACCAAGGTCGGTTGACTGGGGTTCGCTCCCAGCCCAAAGCAACTGCCTTGCCGCCTCTGCGACTGAGCTGGACAGGTCTTTGTGGTTCTTGCTCAGGCGCCGCGCGGCAGTCTCAAGCAACGCCTCTACACCAACGGCTGTCCGTGGCTTGCGCAGTTCCTCAATCACGACACGGATGGCATCGCGCGCGCCACCTTCCGGAGTTCCGCGCCTACCTTGTATCTCGCCCAGTAAAGGCTCCAAATGATCCGCCACGTCTCGGTCGGCCTGCGTATTGAAGCGGGTGCCGGGGGGTGCCGCCCGAGTCTCCTGTATGGCTTCCGTTACTTCTGTTGGGGCTTCCGGTGCTTGTTGCCGTTCTTTTCCTTGCGCTTTTGCTTGCTGGGTTTCAGGGGCTTGCGGGCCATCGATTTGCTCCTTGGGTTGAATCAGGAATCTCTTGCCATCCTGCACGGCGGCATGGGTGTCGGTGATGCGTTTGTCCGCGATGAACTTCTCGGCTTTCTCGCGTGAGCCAAACCACTTGGCGCTGTAATCCGCGCGCTGGTTGCGCTCTTTCTCGGTCTTTGGCTTGGCCGGGGCCGGGGCGGCGTCTTCGGGAAAACCCAGGAACTCGGCCAGACTCGCCAGGCTCTCGTACTCGCCATCCTCCAGGCGCTCGTCCATGCGGGCGAGTTCAAGCATTTCCTTGCTGCCCTGGCCGGCCTCAATGGCTTCTTGATATGCGGTGAATTGCGATGACGGCCTTTTCTGCGCTGGTGTGACATCAACAACTTCGGGTTCTGGCGCCAAGGCTGTACTGGTGTCGCCGTTGGTTGCCCACTCCTTGAATTCAGACACCGGCATAGCCGTGACGCCCTTGCGGCGCTGTGGGCCTTTCCTATCGCTGAAATGCGCGTCGTACAAGGCTTCGGCATCTGCCTGGCTGTTCACGCCAATGACCGCCTTGTGCTCGTCGAAGGTGCCATCATCGTTGTACTGGTCGAACACATACACCGGCGCGTTATGGTCGGGTTCCTCAGCAACGTAAACATCCACCTGATCCCCGTCGGCGCCCATGGATCTTTTCAAGTAGCCATAATGCGCCGTCATTTGCACCGACCATGGGTTGCCGTTGGGGTCTGTGCCTGATCGCTCGGAGCCAACCGGGTTTTCAATGGTCAGATCCAGCCCGTCGTACTGGATGTGTCCTTTCTTGTAATTGCCCGCTTCTTTCTGGGCGTCGGTCGGTTCCGGCAGATCATTCAACGGCGAGGTTGCGGATTCGTTTGCCGCTGCGCTGATGGTCTCGGCTTCGGATGCACCTTCCTGGCTTACATCGGATTCCTCTTGTGTAAGGTTCGACGGCTCATCTTGAGATACAGGCTCCCCAATGCCATACCAGGCGCGCAGTCCATCAGGGTTGAGGCGATTTTGCTCCAACGCCTCAAGCTCGCGCGTTTCGTTTTCTGTCAGTCCTGTGCTGGGAGTGTCGCCGTCATCGTCCCTGTCGCGCTTGGCGCGCAGTTGCATGAACCTGGCGCGGGCAAAGTTCAGGATGTCCTTGTCGGCATCTGCGATGGGCTTGCCATCGGCACCGGGAGACGCCGGTGGTGTCTCGGTGGGGCTGGCGGGCTCCTGCGCCGGTGCTGCCTCTGGGCTGGCCGGGGAAGTCTTGCCAGGGGTAGGGGGCATGCTGGGGGGCGGCATACCCCTGCCAGGTTCGGCTGCGTCGCCACGCAAAACAAGGTTGGTGCCGCCGCCCATGACAGCACCGATGGTGCCGGCAAAGGCAACCTGCTTGGCCGCGTTGCTGGCGCCAGGCGCTTCAAGACTGCCAACGGCCTGGCCCGCAATGTTGCCAGCTTCTTCGCCAGCCTCCTGTATGGCCTCACGACCTACGGCTTTTAGGAAATCCTTGACCTTATCCAGGGTCACTTTTCCAGCCTTGAGGTCGCCAGCCATCTTGCGGGCAATCTCACCTTCAGCACCGCCGCGGGTGGCAATACCCATCAACAGGGATACGCCAGCCGATACGGTGGCTCCCTTGTAGCGGGACTCCATGCTTTCGCCTTCCAGCTCGGCGAAGGTATCTGCCGCGTTCTGTGCGGCAATGGTGCCAAGCGTCGCAACCGTTGCGGCTTTTGCTGCCGCCTCTTTACTGAATTTCAGGCCGCGTGTTGCCGCGATGGCTGTTTTTGCCGAGCCAACCGGCAGGAACATGCTGCCGATAGTGCTGATCGTCGAGTCAACCATGATGGCGGGATTGTCCAGAAGGTAAGAGAACATATCTCCGACCCCGGCGTCATTGTCCTGCATGACGGCGGCAAAGCCTTTTTGCTGCTCATTGAAGTGGTCGCTGGCAACGATCTGATCAATAGCCTCCATGCCGCGCGTCATGTAATCAGAGGTGTCTCGTCCCACCCTGTCGCCGGTTGCCATCGCGGCGATATCGGCAATGCCCTTGACGGCTGTCGGGCCAATCTTCAAGGCGCTGGCTGCAAGGTTGCGCGTGGTATCGATGTTCTTGTCGAGAATGCCGCGCTCAGGCAAGGGGTTTGCTGCGTTCAGGAATTCGTTACGCACCTTCCCCACGTCCGCGCCATCGGCAGTTGCATGGGGCGCGATGACCTCATCGAAATACTTGGCTTTCAGTTCGGCCCTTCCGGCATCGTCCAGGGCAAGGAATTTTTCGGATGTGGCAATCTGTCCCCACTTGGGGATCTTCGACAGGTCGAGACGGGGAAGCGGGGCAGCCTCCGGCAAGACGTTTGGTGCCTGCGCCTGTAGCGCGCCCATCTGCACGTCTTGAGGCTGGCTGTACTGCCCAACACGCCCCAGCAGATCAGATACATAGCTTGAGACACGCTTACCGTTGCCATCGGCGTGATCGGCCTTCCAGGCGAGCCCTTCGCCACGATTGACGTTCCCTTCGCCGGAGAAATACCCTGTGGCAATGCGCGCCGGGTCGTTGCCAAACTTGGTGGCCAGATCCTTGATGATGCGCGCGCCAACCCGGATGTTGTCCTCGCGCCGGTTGATGTTCTCGCCAGGCTTGGCATAACGGCGGAACGTGTCGGGCATGATTTGCATGTCGCCGCGGGCACCGTCGATGCTGGTTGCGACATTGCTACCTGAGCTGGTTTCCTGTGCGTAGAGCGCCAGCACAATAGGCTTCAGTTCTGCCGCACCCTCGTCATTGAGGATCGCATCGAGGGTGCTTGAGAACCCCGGATCAATGGCTGGCGTCTGTACGGGTGCCCTGTCAAGCCCAAAGGTGGCGGTGGGTTTTGCGGAGTGAAGAGAGGACAGGCTGAACGGGTCTTTCGTCATGGGAGAGCCTTTGCAGGGAGATGGCCGGAAAGGTATCGGCTCATTCTCCCCGCATCGGCGCTATTCGATTATTGTGTTATCCAGCTATTCCAGTCTGTTGTGGGGGCTGCTGTGCCTGCATCAATCTGCGGCTCTGCCTGAGCCTGGCCAGGGTACAGGGTGTCGTATGTGGCATTGAAGCCTTCGATCTGCGCCGCGGTGGGCTGCTGGCCAAGGCTGATAATGGCCTGGGCTGCTTTCTCCACAAACTTCTCGCGGGTTGTGCCGTTCTTGATCACGTCCAGCGCCTGCGCTTGCGTCATGCCGTGGTCGCGCACCAGGTACTCCACGCTGCGCTGCAAGCCCGGCTTGTCGCTTTCTTTTGGCTGTCCGCTGTGTACAAGAGTGGCGGTTCCGTCCCTGCCAATACTGACCAGATCTTGGCCAGCGTTGACCTTCTCCAGGGACACCGTTCCTATTTGCGACCGAACCCTGAGCATCTGCTCTTGGCTCATGCGCATCACATCCTTTCCACTCGCCCCGCGCGCAACGAACACATTTCCACCAGTTGCGGGATCTTGCTCCACGCTGACGGTTGCCACTTTTTCCGTGGCACCCTTGACGTTGCCGGCGTCGATCATCGCGTTCATGAAGGTGATAACACGCTGGCTGTCACCTTGATCAATGAGTTCAGACAGTTTGTAAATTGCGACACTGCCCGCGTCCATCTCGGAGAAGACGCCTTGTTGCTTCTTCTCGGCAATGGCGCGCGGCAAATCCTCAACATCATGCTGTGAAAGGGCTCTTTCCACCTCAGCCTTGTTGTGAAGAATCTGCTGCTCCAAGGGCTGACGCTCGATGCTGGCATCAAGGCCCAGGCCTTGTAGCTGCTGGGCTTTCTTGGCGTTGGCAGTGTGCCCTGACACCAGGGACAGATCACCCTGGTTGCGAGCGGTGTTGAGTGCGCTCCGCGATTGCGCCTCTTGCGTTTGCCCTGGCAGAAGGGTGGTCGCTGCCTTGCGCTTTTGGCTGTCAAGCGCCAACTGTTCACGCTGCCCTTCGGTTTTTGCACCCACCAGGGACAGATCGCCGTCGCGTTGCGCTTCGAGCAATGCCAATTCCTTGCGCTTTCCTTCGATGGTTTTATCCACCAGGGACAGATCACCCTGGTTGCGAGCGTCACTGAGTTCATAGCCGCTGCGCTCTGCCGCGGTTCTGGCCTCCAGGTTGCTGAGTTCCGCATCCCGCCTGGCCTGTACATATTCACGAGACTTGCGCGCCTCGCGCTCGTCGAAAACACCCTGAACCGCCGCAAGCCCGAGCCCGAGTTTTGACATGATTTTTTCCTCTGATCCTTACCAGCTTGCCTTGAAGCCGTTGTTCAGACCGGCGTCAGTGGTCGATGTCTTGGTGCCAGACTTATTGATCCAGCCGTGGGCCCCGCTGATGCCTTTTTCAACGATGCCGCCAATTGCGTGAGCCTGAGCTGCACCTTGTGCGTTACCGGCCTCGGCAAGCCCAAGGTTGGCTTGTGCCGAACTGGCCAGACTTGACGCAGCGGCTGAATCAAGCCCCTTCCCTAGTCCAAGGGCGGCAGTCTGCCGAGAGAAGGCCTTGTCAGAGACATTCATGCGCGCGACATTCTGCTGTGTGGCATCGTTCGCCGCCTGCGCCAGGTCAAGTCCCACCATGCTGGCTTGATACGCGCCAGAAGATGGGTCGAGCCCTGGTGTGCGCCCGATACGGTCCTTGGCCTTGGCGAATTGACTGGCGACCGTGGCAGAGGCGTCACTGGCTGCCCTGGCATATTCCTCGGGGCTATCAAAGTCGCTGGCGCCGGCAACGTAATCACGCTCAAGGGGCTCGTAAATTTCCTTGTACTTCTTCCACTGGTCTGCGGCGATCTCCGCCTGGAGCTGCGTTGCATCTCGCGCGGCGTTGTTAGCACCTTCCGCGCCATTGTCGTCGGCCAGCAGGCTGCCAACGACAGCGCCACCTACTGCTGCTGCAATCGCTGAGGACATAATCTCTTCCTTATTTCGAGGGCTGCGCGGTAGTCGATGGTAATTTCTTCGCCGGGCATGCCGCCTTTCAGGCCGGTGATATTCTTGATGGCAACCAGGTCAAGGTCGCCATTCTCCAAAACCACAAATTCCGCATTGGGCATGGGGGAGTGGTTGGTGTACCGGCCCGCGGGGGTGCGCTCTGTGCCGATTCTTGCCGGGGCTATTACTTCCCCAGCAACGATGGCTGCAGTGGCAAAAAGCCCGCGTCCCTCGATGGCGGAGTCCGTCACCATCACCTTGTAGCTGCCATCCGGGAAAGGCCGCATGTCGGCGGTGTTCTCGCTCTCACTGCGCGCTGTGTCGTGGCTGATGCCGTACTCGGCCAGCATCTTCCAATAATCGATCTGCGCATACTGGTCTGTGAGGGTAGGGCGGCGCCGGCGCATGGCTTCATGCCAAGGCTCACCTTTGTCAACGAACAGATTTTCAAGAGTTTCAATGTCCGTTTCGTCGGTGGCATAGACGTTTTGCCACACCACATCCTCATGGATGTATCCCACCTTTTTGCCGGGGCCGCCGGTGAACGTCATCGGTGCGACCAGTTCGCGGGTTGTGCCATCCCCGTTCAGCACGGTAACCCGGCCTGCCAGCATGATATTGAGCTGTGCGCACTTATGCCTTGCGCCAATGACAAAAGATCCGGCGGGCATGGTGATCTCGCGGATGTAAATGCCAGGGCCAAAGCGGTGAATCACGGGGCACTCCACCTGTTCGCCCTTGAGCAGCTCACGCTCAACGCGCTCGATATTTTCGATGACGCGCGGATGGAGCAGGGTGGCCTTCACGGCATCCAAAAAACTGCCATAGCGGCTCAAGCCCACCGGGTCGGCAATTAAGGGTGTCACTTGGCAAGAGAGTGGCTGCATACCGTAATTGTCCCGTGTGCCGGTTAATTCGACGTTTTGGGATAGGCCTGCTTGACGGCCAGGATCTCGGAATAAAACGGCTCTATTCTGGCCATCTCTCCACGCTCCATGGCATGCCACAGCATGTCCAGCTGATCCGTTATGCGCGGGTAGGCTGCACGGCGCTTGCTGATGTACTCTGGCGGTGCATCGGGATCGCGCACCAGCTTGTCATGCGCATCAAAGATCATGCCTTCAATGGCTGGGCGCTCATCATGCACGGAAATCAGGCGGTATCCGGCAAACAAGTCCAGCTGCAATTCGTACTGTGTGACATCTGGCTTGCCGGAGGCATTCTTGTACAGAAAATATTTCATTTGCTGCTCACCAGTTCTCTGCCGGTCACCAGTTCACAGCAGAAGCTGTCATGGTCATGTAGAACACGCCAGTCTTGGCTGTCTGCCAGCCGGCCTCGCCCAGGCATGAAATGCCGAAATCAAAATAGCTGTCTTTCCAGACAGTGACCTGCGTCCCCACCGTGATCGAGGCAAAACCGTAACTGTCCTGCGGTTCTTCGACCGTAGTGAGGCGCACCCATGCGGATGGATTACCGTCGTTGTCGATCTCTTTATGCCTGATGTAAACGCTTAAAAAATGGTCAATGGTCGCGTTCACAGTAATGGTGATGTACACCTGCTGTGTTCCGTTGGGAGCGATCCTGAGCCTGTTGTTGTAGGGAACAACGCTATGATAGTCAGGCCCGTACATGCGCATATCTGCGGACCAAAGAATCAGGCCACCGGGCGCGTCGGCTGTACGTTGATACCACTGTGTTGATGCGACCGAAGGAATCGGCTGCTTGCTCTGGAAGTCGATCAGCTGACTTCCCGTATAGATATGCGCAGCTTGCAGCAACCCGGCATTGATATAGGCACCGTCCAGCCGCCTCACCATGGCGTAATCCATGTAGACGCCGGGGGGGATGACGGTGCCGTCGGGCATGATGGTATCGGTGGTCGTCACGATGAAAGGCACAACCGGTGCTTGAACACCTGGCCCCGCCGGGGTGCCAATGGCAAAGCGATCCGCGCGAACAATGAATTCAGAAAAGGGAATGCTGTTGTTCGCTGTGCTGATCAGGCCATACCCGGTCACATAGCCGTTTACATCGATCTTGACGGAATGCTTGGCGTAAATATCGTTGTCGGCGTTGATCCTGACCGTGGTTTCCTGCTGGATGGCTGCCGTATTGTTCGCTGTTGTAACCTGTACCGTGTTCAGTTGCTGCGCCAGCGCACCCACATTGTTTGCCATAGTGGTCTGCTGGTTTTGAATGACCGCCATGTTATTGTTGATGACAGCAAACTGAGTCGTGGTCGATTGCGCGATGGCATTGTCGGCGTTGACGCGCTCAACTTTCTCTTCGCGTATCCCCGTCGCCATGCCAAGGGTGTTGACCTCGATCAGCTTGATGCGCTCGCCCAGCTCCTTGAACAGGATGGATTCCAGCACTTGGGATTGGAGATAGTCCAGCACCTTGTTGATGTGATCTGCCAACCCGCCACCGGAGCCGGGGAACAGGCCGCCCCCGCTTTGGTAACTGCCTCCGGTGCTGCCGCCAATTCCAGTGATGACGCTTTTCAGGCCGCCAACCACTTCGCCTGCGGTGATGAAGCGGTTGTCGCCGGTGCCGGTGGTGCCGTTCCTGACGTGCCAGCCGTCTGCAATGGCCTGCAGCACCAGGCGGGCGTTCTCGTCCTGAACCGCGCCCAGCGCAGCCAGGGGAAGCCCAGGGACGCCTGTATTGCGGTCGCGCTCACTCATAGCAACGCCAGCTCCCGGCCCGTGGTGGCTACGCGCAACTCCTTGAAGGCGCCGATGCCGGTAACCCTGAACTGCCAGCGGTCGGCTTCAAATCCGCTCGGAAGCCGGTAGGTATGCTTGCCTTCCGTGATCGCCGCGGTGTGCCGAAGAACCCCATCGGCAAAGACCGATAGCGTCCAGGCACCAGTAGCCACAGCCTGGAAGATCCCGAAGTTCACCGGGCGCACAGTGATTTCCTCGCGCGACTGCCAGGTGCAAGGCAGGTTGTCCCCGCCGTTGAACTGGTAGATGCCGTTGCCCAGGGAGTAGTAGCACTGGTCGGAAAGGATGCTGACGAAGGCACTTGCCGCTGCGAACGTGGGAAGATCCGTCAGAGCGCCATCGGCCTCGTCCAGGCGAATCATGAAGGGTGTGAATGCGCCCGTTCCCGAGAACACGATCAGCCTGCCGTCCCACACGGAAAAACGCATCGAAGAAAGCCCAGCGGCATACCGTGCGCGCCAGACTTCCCGGGTAAAGAAGAGGTGGCTCCGCTCCAGGCTCGCTGTTGCCCCGTGAAACACCACAAAGCCGTCGTTTGTGGCATAGACAACCGTCCCGTCAACCACGGCGATTGACCACTTCGATACCCCGGCCTGATCGACGTTGACGCGAGTTGCGGTCATGGCGTCAGACGACACGCCAGATACCACATAAGGGTATGCGACGGTGGTGATCACCGCGCCAGCACCGTTGGCAATGCCGCCTACAATGGTGTGCGCCAGTGGTTTGATGTATTGAGGTGGCCATGCCCAGGGTTTGTACGGCTCACTGAAGTGCAGCTCATTTCCCTTCCAGGCACACAGGATGCCATTCGGAAGCGACATCAACCCAACCAAAGCCTGGTCAGGCGGGTAATAGTTGGTCGAGGATAGAGGCTCATTTAGCCCGCCGCCTGTGACATTATCCGTAAACACCAGCGTGGAGCCAGGGGCGGCTGCCAGAGCAGAAATTGATCCGACATAAAAATAATCGGCAATGGCTGAGCCTGACGGCGTTCTGTAGACCCGGATTTCCTTGATTGGCGCATGATTGCCGATTGCGTCTTTCTGCACCGTTACCGTAACGCCAACTACCGGGGAGGTATCTACCAGCGCTGGGGCGCTCGGCGGGCCTTCCTCATCGTAAGTGTTCACATAGGTGTAGACATAAGCGCGGGTTTCCTTGTCCGACTCCTTGACGCCGATGGTCAGGGTGACGGAGTACGTCGAAGCCGGCGCCGCGTCCTTGGACATCGAGAGGGAATAAATTGCGCCGGCGCTGGTGAATGATGAGTTCTCGGTATACAGGTCGAACAATTCCGACCCGTCTGCAATGGCGGTTGCTCGCATCCGCAATACAGGCTTCGCCGCTTCGGGCGTGGCAGCGGCCATGGCAGGGGGCGTAAAGCGGAAGGACGTGTTCGACAGGAATGTCGGCACTATCGTCGTTTCCTGGTACTTGATGCCAGTGTCTTCGTAGTGGAAGGTAAACACACGGTTGGCGGTCACGGCGCTGATGATCGGGATCTGCGCGGCCAGGACTGGCGCCACGGTAGGGCGCGGAACCCCCACCAGGTAGAACGATCCGGGAACACCGCCATTTACCTGCGCGCTCATGCGGTTGGTGACCTTAAATCCACCGTCGCCAGTGTAATAAAGGCGGTTGTACAGATCCTTGGCAATGGGCGAACGCACGGCATCCACATCCACGGGCCAGGTGTAAAAAACCAGTCCATCGTCGGTGTATATCGATTTTGGCGAGTTGGACATGGTGTTGACCAGGTGCCCGCCTTTTGTGCTTCTCAACTCCCCATAAGCAAAGTCGCAGTTGTCAGCCTGCGTTGCCATGCCCGGTTGTAGCAGGGTAGGGGGGATGCGCGGGCGCATGCCTGAGAATATATCGAGCTTCAATCCAGCCATGGTGCTGCCTTACTTGTTGTGACTTTGCATCAGCCGCGCCGCGCGCGACAAGTCTGCCCGATACGCGGACTCACAATGTCCAGCTTCTCCGAGCCAGGAAAATACCCAATCAATTACTTTACGGAATTTCCCCCAAAACCAATGGTATCTTTGGCGGTGCGCTCTGCCACTAATTGATTCGTTGGCATCGGAACCAAAAAAAATAATTACGTTCAATAGCTGGCTCAGTGCATCGCCAACCGTAATTAAATACTGCTTCATGACATGCTCCACCACTTGTCATCTGCGAAGTCAGCGGGTATGGGGTTCATCTGCTGAAGCGCAAAACTCACTTGCCAGATGGGCTGCTCCCACATGCCCACCGCGATAACGATCTGCTGCCACTCTGCCGCCGTTACAGCTACGCCGCCTGTCTCGGTGTGGATTGTGATTTCTGTGTCTGATGCGCCCGCAAGAATTGCTGACGTAGCGAGCTTGGATACCTTGTCCCAGCCTTTGTGGTCTTGCTCCGTCGTGGCGATGCGATGGATACCACGAGTATCCTCAAAATCGTAGTCGAAGCCGAGGGCCAGGCGACGGCGGCGCTCCTCGATGACCTCCTGAGTACTTGGCGGTGGGACAGGCTCAAATATAGGCTCTGGAATGCCGTCATTATTACTGATCTGCCCAGTCCAAACATACCCCTCAAGCGGCGTTACGTCCACCTGATAAACTCCGAATGCAGCGCGGTCTTCAGCAGTCCATGATGAAGCCAGGATAACGCGCAAAGGCGCTCGCAGCTCTCCGTCAAGAGACGTCATCGTCGGGTTGCCACCTATTTGCCTGAATTCATCGTTGTCGAGAATTACGGTGATCATATCTACTCCAAAGTTATATGCGCGACAACAAACCCCGCAGCGACGGAGTTTGTATCCAATGTATTCTCAGTGTAATTTTTAGTCATATTTTTATCCGGTGTCATCAATCCACGATAGTGGCTACCAGATGTAGTTATATTGAAATCAGCTGTTGACGGATTGAGGGTTGAATTTGCATTACCGTAACTGGCAGTCGTACCGCACATAAACATAAAATCCCCCTCGGATACCCCTTTATCGAGGACCAAAGGGTTGTCAGCACTGCTAAAAAATAGACCAGACTTCCCCAGGGTGACGCTAACGATGGGGATGTTGGGCCTATAAACCAAAAGCAGCCCCCCAGCTGAACTGCCAGTCCACGACGTCTCAGAGCCGTCCAGAATCTTATATTGCAACGAAAGGTAGCGAATGACGCTGCCCGGAGCATACCCCCAGCTCTCATACAACGTCGTATATCCTCCTTGGTCGGCGCTTCGCCACGCCAATCTTAATGCTATGTCACCAGCCGAGAATCCCCCTGGATAGGTTTTACTGTTATTGTCAGTTGCATGTCTGGATCCAATATAATCCATCTTTTTGCTTTTTCCGCCACTCGCCCTCGGGAATCCAGGAATCATCATGATCAGTACTCCACAGCCGAAACCAACCACTCTGTGGCCGAGACAATACGGATGCCAACCAAACACTTCACCGAACTTGTCACCGCCACGGCGGGCAGGTCTCCTTTCCAGTTTGAGCCTGAAAACGTCAGGGTGCGCGTCGAAGAGGTGTTGCCGTAGAAAAGGATTTCTTTGTAAGTGCCGGGCATTACGTTGTACAGCGACAGGCTGCGGTTGCCGGTCAGCTGGCAGGTTCCACTGACAAACGTGCCCCAGTCCAGGGAGATGTTTGTAGTTCCTGAAATTGTAACTGGCCCTGCCGCACTGGCCAGGCGCTCTGAGGTAACCCCTGCGTCACCAGTAAAGCCGCATATCTGTGCATCGGTCGCTCTGTCACGATAGGCCATTTCACTGGTTCCACCAGCAGCTATGACCAGATTGCCGCCTCCCAGGAGACTGCTGCCGTTGACGGTCTTGATGTTCGTGCCGGATACCAGTGCGGATTGGTATCCTGCCGAAGCGTGATCCCCCCAGCCGTAAGCGGTATTCCAATTGGTGATCTGAGTGCCCGTGATGCCGTAAGCCGCGTGTCCTGTGAAAACAGGGTCGCTCTCACTGGTGAGATAGCTCCCAAAATCGCTTATCTGGCTTTCAGTAATAGACAAGGCCGCTTGGTGCGCAGTGACATCCAACTGCGTGACTGTGTAGCTGGTCAGGTAGCCAGCGCCCGCGTGGTCGCCCCAGCCGTAGGCGGCTACTGCAAATGCGCCAAGTGAGGCTGTTGGTCGAAGCTCTATCCGGGTGCCTGATAGCCATGCCGCCCCAGCAGTATTTTCCTGGCCGCGCTCAACAGTCAGCACATCCCCGGATCGCGCCGTGCATTTGACGATTTCCCAGGCAGACTCATTTCCACTGCCATCGATGCTGAAGAGGGTTGCCAGGAAAAAATCACCACCACCAAGCGCGGGGAATCGAACACCCGTGCTGGGGGTTAGGTTGATCGTGGTTGCAGAATCCGATATTGCTCCATTGATCACTGAAAAAGCATTGTTCGCAAACACTTGTGGCACGATCAATACTCCTTCACGCGGATGTCGAATTCATCTTGTTTTATCGCCCCCGCGGCAGTTTCGGCGGTGACCTCTATTTTGTAGGTTTCCCCATCAGTCCCGCCTGAGAGCCAGACTTTTACGCGATGGTCACTGACTTGCACCACATCAATATCAATGCCGGGCGGGGTGGCAGTTACCTGGGCGCTCGCGATTGTGTCGTCAGTGTTGGCGAGCCAGTCGCCGTAAACCACGTCATAATCCAGCCGTTCTGCTGGTTGCTTTGTTTTTCTGCCGAGCTTCATTCGGCTACCTCAAATATGCGGGGATCTTCACCAAGGATGAAATGACGATCTTCCTGTGCAACAAAAAATTCCCGCCCTGGGGGTGCTTCGCGGGTATTCACCACAACGGCACCGCCCATCTGGCTGGCAGCACCCGACCAGTCGGCAAATGCCCACCGAGTCACTACGGCAGTGACAGGATTGATGACCGCTGTTCCGTAAATCTTTCCGCGCACTCTTGCGGTACGCAATGGCGTGAAGGCGATGTCGGAACTGACAGAAAGCCCCAAAGAAGCGGTTCGCTTCACGGCACCTTTGACAAGGATGTCCGCAGAGGCCGCAATCGCAGCTGTGGCGGATTTTTCGTGTGTGGCGTCGATGGTGAGTGTTGCTGGATCAGGCAGTAGCTGTGCCGTTGCGTAGGCGGTCTTTTCGGGCGCTGCCAGCCAATCCGCCGCGTTTGTCCACGGCCCACCCCCGGCAAAAACCCCATGGCCCTTTGCCTGCCACTCAGCGCCAGCCTGTGTGAACTGTCCGCTGGTGAATGTGGCGGTCAAATGGTTGGCATTTTCCAGCAGCGCGCCCGCGTCATGGAACGTGTAACCCTCGTGGTACGTCACACCCTCGGCGGATAGCGTCGGCTCTATCCACAAATCGCCTCCCACCAACAGGCCGGACTCAACGTATCGCGTGACAAGCGCCTCGCCAGCGAACCATTGCCCGCCAGGCGCCCATTTTCCCGACAAGCTACCGTCTTTGGTGGGATCAAAGCTGACAACGGCAGATCCCGCCGTCCACTGCCCGCCGGCAAGTCTTGCGTTCGGTATGGCATGGAACGTTGCAGAGGTATCAAACCCCGCGTAGGCCGGCACCATGCGCAAGGTATAGCCGGTGAACGAAAGCTCAGTGCTCCATAGGCCCGATGCCGAATACGCGATATTTGCCCCGGCGACCAGGGTGCCATTGGCTGACGTATGCCAGACGGGGTAGGTCGTTCGTTGACCGACAAGGGAGACTGCCGCCGACCCGCTGATCGCTGCCTTTCCACCATGGGTATGCAGCGCAGTGGCAGTGGTTACCGTGGCTTCTGCAGACCATGATGTGGCTGCGGTCAGCAGTAGGACAGAGGCCGCGGCGTTGAAGGCAAGGCGATTGAACGCTGATCCGTTGAACACGGTGATTTTTCCCTTAATCCAGCGTCAAGGTCAGTGCGTTTGCGGCAAACGAGAGCACATCACCCACAGCCAATGTCTTGGGTGACGCCAGGGGGCCATACAGCAAGCGGTTGCCGCCTGATGCCGCATCGTAGATAGCCGCATGGGTGATGGTCACCGATGCGCTACCGTTGCCATTGGGCGCGAACGTGATGGTTGATCCGTTCTTGGTCTGCCCGTTGCCGTCGATGGCGGTCCAGGTCGATGGCATGCGAACATAATTGACGTAGGAGGTTTCGTCGCCGCCAATGCCCTCGCCGGGATCTGTCTCAAACAGGGCCAGGTAAACGGTAGCGGGGCTTGCCACAGCGTTGTTGCGCAGAAAGTGCTCTACGATTTTTTCTTCAAGGTAGTTGGAAAATGCGCCCATGGGGGTGCTCCTGTACGATTAACCGGGGTTGTGCATGGGCGTCTCCTGTGTGATCAACGTGAGTTGGGGGTGATGTTGGGGTTTGCTGGAGCTGTCATGTTCGGGTTGACGACACCCTCGACAGAGGCCTTGCCAGACACGGTGGCGATGTAAGCCGCGTAGTGATTGGCCGAGCGGTTTTGATCGGCGGCGTACTCCGTATCCTTGCTGTAGCCGCGATACAGGACGTAATCGAGCAGGGCGGTCGCGTAGATGTCATCCAGGGTGATCGTGCCGCCCAGTGCTGCCTCCGTGGGTGCTGCGCCATAGACCAGCTCGACGTTATTCCCGCCGTTGCTGGGCGGGTAGACATAGAAGGTCTTGGGGTCGAGGTGCGAATAGGTGTAGTGCTTGATCTCGCCGCTGGCAGGTGCGCTGTGCCAGTTGGGTATTTGCGCATCGAGGATCTCGCGCATGACGATCCGCACGGCCCTGCCGTTGGGGAGGTTGCGCACAATGTCGATCAGCAGAACACCGTCGCCGGGGAGCGTCTGCTTTGTGCCTACGGCCAGGGAGTGGCTGACGTTTTTCACAAAGGCGTTGGGCTTGTGAACAGCAATGTCACGCTGCCCGTCGTTCAGCCAGCCAAGCAACTCAAGCTCCGGCCAGCGGATGCCGGTGGTGTCCTGCAGGATGATCTGCGCCTTGCTGACCACTGATGATACGTTGATGGTTCCCATTATTCGTCCCGTCCGTCAATGGTGAGAGGCTGAACGGATTGGCGCGCGGCCTAAGCTGCCAGCCGCTGAGGCGCGGGCATTGCCCATGTCGGCCTCAAAGCGCGCGCGCAGGCTTGCCCCCACGGCCAGGCTCGTCCAGGGGCGGTCAGGCATCAGCATCAAGTAGGCTGCCGCGCCGTTGACCAGGGCATCGTGATATTTGCTGTCGATCCAGCCGGGAAAGCTGGTGGATGACCTGCTGGGGGTGAGAGCGACAATCATGGCCAGCGCGTTCTTGGCGTTGCCCGCAGGCACAGGTGCAAGAATGATCTGCTCAAGATCAACTTGCGTGTAGTAGCGCGGTATGCCCCGCTCCGTCATCCACCCGGGCAAGGTGGCGTTGAGTTCGTCGATGCTTTTGGGTTGGATAGGAAAGCCACCGATGGCCAGGGAAATCACCGTCACGACATCGGCAGACGAAGGGATATCGATATCGTAGGTGCTTTCACCGGCATCGATGTCGGCAAGGTCACTGACCTGCTTCCATGTCCAGGTGGCGGTGCAGAACTCAATGACTGCGCGCTGAATGGCGCGCTCGGTAACGGGGTCTGACGGGTCTGCCGTCAGTAGTGGCAGCACGTCGGAAAGCAGGTCTGAATACTTGGTGTTTGCCACAATAGCGCCCCATGTGTGTACGCCAGATTATGTTCAACACTTCCGCTATTCGACTTACAGCCCGGCCTCTTGCTGCCATTCTTCGATCATATTGATCATGTCGGCTTTCCCGACACGCGCGCCAAACGTCTTGTTGAATTTGGACTGTGCGTAGGCGGACAGCTCGGTCTTGTTCATCTTTTCGAGGGGCTTTTCAAGCTCTTCGGCATTGATGCTGTCGCCCTCTGGCGTGGTGATGATGACGGGCTGCTGTACTTCCTGTTCGTCATCCGTATTGACCAGCGCCCACTGGTCCGGGTACTTGATCAGGATTGCCGCCTGTGCGGGCGTGACGTTTTGCACATCGCCGTTGCCGTCCCATGATTTTTTGGAACCGGCCACATTGTCGAAGGCAAAGGGTTTCTTGCCGACATAGACGACACTTACCGTTGCTTCCATCGTTCTGATCTCCGTCAAAAAAAGCGGGGCGAACTGTGCCGCCCCGAGAACTTACAGCGTACCTTTGGGCTCGATGAACAAAACCACGTCGAGCTGGCCGGTAGCCGCGCCGCCACCAATGGTCGCGGTGACGTAAGCGTCATACGCCAGGGTCAGGGGAGGGATAACGCCACCCGGCGTGCTTGCAGCTGACACGGTATTCGTCGCAGCCAGGAGCGCGGCAGCGCCGCCACCGGCCTCGCCATTGACGTACTCGAAGCCAAGGGAGACGGTTGTGGATGCGCCAAGGGCAGCGTTCACCATGCGCAAGTCGTGGATCTTGGTGCCGGCAAAGAGCTTGACCAGGCGCACCTTGTCCGCAATGGGTGCGGCGGCGAGCGTGATCTTGCCGTGTGCAGCGGCGAGAGGGCAGGGGCCTGAATACTGGACATCCTGCAAAGTGGGGGCATTGATTGTTGCCATGATGCAATCTCCGAAAAAGGTTGTGTGCTAGAAGGTGAAGGGGGCGCAAGCGCACCCCCTTACACTCAGCTGCCCAGCAAGGTGCGGCCAGCGGCAGACGCAGGATCTGGCGCATAACTGTCAACAACGGCCACGCCGAAGTCGGTATCCACGCCATCGATCTTGAAGCGGATCTTCGCAGTGCCGCCCATTGCCGAGGCAACGGTTTCAATGCTGTTGCCGTGATCCACTGCCTCTTCCGACCAGTCGTAGAAATAATCGGACGCTGACTTGCCGTAGGCTTTGGCCAGGGCTTGGGCGCCGAAGATGATTGACCGATCAACGGGTTGGGCGGTCTGCACGGTGCTCTCCGTGTAGGTGCCGCCGTCACTGCCACCGGTATCGAGTATCACGTCGGAGCCGGTATTGAAACGAATTGCGTAGCGGTTCATGCGCTTGATCAGCACACCGTTCCACATAATGGTTTCGTAGGCGTCAAAGAGCGGGTGCTTGATGCCTGCAGACTTGCGCTCGTGCGCATTTTGCACAGCCTGGCGCCAGGTGGTCTGGCCAGTTCTGGCAGTCAGGTACAGCCACACGCGCTCGGACACGAACATCACCCACAGGGGATCATTCCATGCCCGCTCGTCGCCTTTGATCTTGACCGACTGCATAACGACAGGCGACTCGCGCAGCTGCGCCACGATGGAGTCAATGTCTTGCAGCGTCAGAGCATCGTTGGTGCCGATGTTCGCGGGCGACGTGGCGTCGTTGGCGAAGAAGTGACGGTTCTTCGTCGGTGCCTTGACGGTGTTGATCATGATCTCGCTGAACTCGGCATCAGACGCCAGCGGAACAACCCAGTCAGCGGTGTTCTGATCACCACGCGCGCCAGCGGCATGCACGAGGGTGGACTGATCTTCAAAGCGGCTCATCCAGCCCTGGAGCCCCGCCATTGAGATGGTTCGCAGATTATGGACGGTACGCTTCTGCGTCATGCGACCGCCGGTGTCAGCGCCACCGCGAACCTGGTTGATCGCTACGTCCATGCTGGAGTAGGTCAACTGCATCATCCGGCCCGCGATCTTGCGGTCGCCCATGGTGGGCTTGCCTTGCAGGATGTTGAACAGGTCGACGGAAACGGTATCACCGGCGCCCTTGGCCAAGTCACCGGCCTTGACGATGGGGTAGTCGGGTGATGTTTGGCCCTTGGTTTTTGCGGCAAAAGAACCTTCTTTCGGCATCTCGCCGGAGATCAGGTTCATGAAGCCGGGGGCGTGTTGAACGCGGGTGAACAGGCCGACGGAATAGGCCTTCCGCGCAAGGGGCGACCCTACGGGTACATTGGTAGACATAATGCTGCCCTCTGGCAAAGTTGAGTAGACCTATTCATTGCTCGCCGCATTAAGAAAAACTTGATATGACAGGCAAAAAAAGGTCATAGATTTGCGAAATACGCATCCATTTCTTCGGGTGTCATGGCCGCCAGCTTTGCCGAGAGCTGTTGATGTGACATTGCCTCAACAGCCTGAGCCTCGTCAGAAGCGGGTGGCCGGCCAGCCGGGAAGTCGGACAGCGACACAGGTACGTCGGACCTGTTGGCTTTCGCCGCTTTTTCAGCGGCTGCCTTGGCTGTCGCTGCCAGTTCTTCCGGCGTTGGTGTAGGTTTGGCTGCTCCCGGCAATGCAATGGGGCCGAGTGCGCTTTCCACCATCTCGGTGACTTTGGCGAACCGCTCGGCAAGCGGCTTTCCCTGCCAGGCGGCTTGGCCGCGGAGCGTTGCATCGAACTGTTTGGCCAGATCGAATGCTTCCGGGCTGCTTGCCTGGATGTGTGCCAGCTTCGGATTCGAGTCGATGGCTTCTTGCACCGTTTCCGCTGCTGCCTGCTGTCGCTCTTGTTCGGTGCTGCGCACACTTTCGGTGACCGGTTTCATCTGTGCTTCGAGGCGCTGGGCCTTGAGTACAGCTTTGTAAACGGTCGGAAAATCCTCTTTCAGGCTCTCCAAGTCTTCGGGGGATAGCTCGTCATCAGTCAGATCGTCCGGGTCGGTGCGGGCGGGTTCACCGTTATTCGCCCCTTGATTGCCAGCTGCGACTTGTGCCTCAAGTGCTGCGATTCGCTCCTGTGCTTCTCTGGCAATTTGCTCTGCCCTGGATGCACGTTCACGCTCGCCCTTGAGCACGGAGTACGGGATGATGTGCTTCCCGTCTCTTGTCGCCACGCCTTCGGCGTTATCCTCGGCGTTCTGGCCCGGTTGTTCTTCCTGTGGCTCCACTGCTGCGGGCTCGGTTTTGACCGGTTCTGCGGGTGGTTCCTCCGCCTTGGGTTCTGCGGGTGGTTCTGGTGTCTCGCCTTTTTCAAGCGCATCAAAAACCTTTTGCAGATCCTCGGGGCTGTCGTACTCGCTGTTCAGATCAATCTCTATGCCTGCCATCTCTACACTCCACGTATCGCGTTGGTTGCGGATTTCTGAAAATGCGCCAATGACCCATGGCGGGGAGATTGCAGTGTCCCTGATGTTTTTCTATTCGACTTTTTGCCAAAAAAAACCCGCCGAAGCGGGTAGGTGTGGTCACGTGAAATTATGCGCCGGCCATTGACGGCAGCTTTGGAATGGGGGTGGCATTGATGCGGGCAGTATCAGCCCTGGTCTTATCGATATCCGCTTCCCTCTCGCGTATTTCCGCCTCTTTCTCGCGCAGGGTGAGTTCGAACATTGCGTCCTCTTTTGCCTTGGCTTCCTGCTGTGCGAGAGCCTGGGCTTGTTGTTGCGCCTCCATCGCCTCGTCATCCTGAACACCGATGACCGCGCGCAACCGTTCGGCCATCTTGTGCCGGTTGGGCATGTCGGTGCCCTCGATGACAAAATCAACCACCGCGGCTTGCATCTGCGGGGGCAGGCTCTTGGTGATTTCCGTGAGCATCTGGAACTGCTGCATTTTGTAGGTGGGGGTGCTGGGCACATCGTCCAGCACGATCTTGGCTCTCACCTTGGCCACGTCGTTGATGATGATCTGGCGCCCGGTTTCTTCGTCGATGGCGGGCTGGTTGAAATGGATGACCTTCTTCTGCTTGCCTTCGCCGATGGTGACCTTGCTTGGCCCCTTGAGCAGGTTCTGTTTGACCAGGCTGAAAAGCTGTTCCCCCACCAGGCGGCGAGCGATGGCGTAGTTGTCATTGATTTCCGCCAGGCTGTTCAGGCCTTGTTCGGCGAGACTGTTGATAGCCAATCCTGAGCTGGCGTTGCTGTTCTGGCCCATCATTGCCTTGTGGATGCCGGACACTTCGGCGATTTCCTGCTTGCTTTCCTGCATCGCCTGAAACTGCTGGGCCGCCAGATCTCCACCGCTTTCCACGGAGAATTTGCTGTTGGGGTTGCGGTTCTTGTCGAGAATGACATAGGCGTCCGAGCGCGCGACTTCCTCTGCAGCCCTGTTATGATCCAGCACCACGTCAGAATCCGCGATGACGCGCCGGCTGTTGAGGCTCCACAGCATTTTCGACTTGCGGGCGTTGACTTCATCCTGCGGAGATATCATCGAGCGCACCATGCCGTATGGCACACCCGTCATGTCCTCGCGGTAGCCGAAGAAGGGGATGTAGGGGAAATTCTTGTGAATGTACGGGCTGGGGATGTCGTACAGAAAATGAGGGCCGCAGTACCAGGCCAGCCTCACTTTCTGGAATGTCGCTTCTGACACCTGCGCGATACCCAGTACGATGGCCTGGTTGTGGCGCGGGTTGTTGAAATCCACTTCCATCACCGTGCCGTTGGGCAACGTCATCACAAAGCCCCGCACCCATTTTCGATACCAGATTTCGTACAGGCAGACATGCTCGATGTGGATGTCCCGCCAGGCATCGCTGGATAGCCGGGTGTCGCGCTCGACCTCCCACGACTGCACCAGCCCCGTGTCGGGTTCCGTGAGTGGGTCGAAGCCAGACCATCCGTTGACCGTGTTGCGAAACAGCTGCGCGTACCGCGGCATCATTGCAATGGCTTCGGACACTTCGAGCCAGCGGCGCCTGACCAGGTAGCGGGCATCGGACAGGTCTGGCTTCGTTGAGCGCCAGTCCCAGAAGATTTCACGCCGGTGAATGTAATTGACGCGATAGGGCGACTTGAACGGGTCCGTCTCGCGCGCTACTTCAACCCAGCCCAAACCGGCTTTGCAGAGCGCGGCATAGGCATCGGAGACAGCACGATCCGCGCGGCTCTCGATCTCCGCATGCTTGAGCTTGACGGACAAGGCCTCTGCCAGATCATCGTCGCACTGCTCATCATCTTCCGGGCGTACACGCCAATCCGTTCTGCTCTTGGCCTCCATGCCGAGCACGGTGTCAATCGTGGGCTTGATCAGGTTGGAGATGAGCGGCGGCTGCTTGCGATCCTTGAGCGTCTCAACCACGTCAGGCGACAGCTGGTTATTGTCATAATAATCACAGCACTTATCCGCTTCACGCCGCCAGGCGGGCTGTGTTTGAAGCTCCAGCAAAAACCCCTCGACCTGCTCACGGGGGAGGGCGGTATCTTCCAACTCGCCGGGGGTGCCCGCTGCCTCGGGCTCTTCACCGAACACCACGCCATTGGCCTGCTTATCGTAGGGCGTCTGGCGGTGATGGTGTATTGTCGCGGCGCTGGTGAGCTGAATGTCGCCTGGCATGAGGTGGGCGTCCGTGATGATGGCAGTCTCCGGCCATTGTCAGCGGGGTTGCGCAATTCGACCTGGGCGGTCAGGTGCGCCACTCAATCATCAGACGCGCCAGCCCATCAGACGCGCCAGTTGCTGTTTCGGTTTACGTCCAGGATCTGGCGGGAAGGGTCGGGCGGCACTTGGGCGTAGCGCAGCATCATGTAGGCATAGCGGGTCGCGGCCATCAGGTCGTCTTGCAGCTTGACCACCTTGCCGTTCTTGCGGTGATAAATGCGGAACTCGCCGAACCACTCATTGAGCGTACTAAACACCTTGAACTTGCCTGTTTCCATCAGATTGAGCAAGGCCAGGAGCCCGGCCTCGACACTGACGCGGCTGGATTTATGCCCGCTCTCGTCGCCTGTTTCCGGGAACTGTGCCATCTCGTGTAGCATGTTGACGCCGGCGCTGCGGTACTGGTCGGCCAGCTGAAACCCCGATCCTTTGTCATGCTGCAAACCATCGTGCGGCCAGGCCATGGGTATCCACTCGCCGCGGGATTTGATGAATGGCGCCTGCTTCGCGGGGGTGGTTTCGCGCACCTTGATGCAGTCGTAGACGTAGATCGTGTCTGTGTCGCGATCCCATGCCAGCCAGACAGAGGCAGACGGGTGGTCCCAGCCGAAGTCGGTGGCGGCGATGCGCGGCCAGTGATCCGGCAGTGGGAAGGGGTCTACTGTGATTTGCGACTCTGCAACGGGGAAGATACGGCCACTGCCCAGGATCGGTATGCCCTTCGCCCTGGCTTCGCGCTCGTGTGCTGGGTAGCTGGCAATGATCCGTTCGCGCTCTTCCTGCGTGTAGTGCTCGACATCATCGATGGTCATGTTGATGTCGGCGCGGTCGGGCGTGGGATCTTGGAGGAACATGCACACGACATCCGACATGCCAAGCAGGGGGGTGAACGTGATCCACACCATGCCCTTGGTCGCGTTGGTGCGCGTCAGCACCTCGGTGTAGATGTCGAGCGGCGGCTCTTCGTCGAGTGCGGCGAAGTCCAGGGTTTCACCCTGCAGCTTTGAGCGGCCTTTCTCGTAGGATTTGAAATAGAGGCGAGAGATACCGCCCGAGATATGGCGCACGAACACGCAATCCACGGAGTCCGCAATGCCTTGTGCGCGCTTGATATCGATGATCGAGTCATTGGGGATCGTTCCATAACCCCACTCGCCCGGCCTTCCGAGAATGAGGCGCTGCATGGTGTCGCGGGTTGACTCCATGGATTCGCCCACCGCCCACCCGGTGACGCCCCGCGCCCAGCGGCGGCCTATCCACCAGTCGGGATATCTGCCGGTGAGGTGGTAGGCGATCTCGTAGGCACTGCTCCAGGTTTTGCCCAGCTGGTTGCCGGCACGAAACAGCCGCTCCCGGTATACCGCGCCGGCGCCGTGGAACTCAAGCTGTCGGGGGTACGGCTTGTACCTCGATAGCTTGTCCCCGTCCTGCCGTCTCTTGATCTCCTGCAAGATGCGCAAGTAGGCCTGTTTCTTCGGCAAGTTGATGAGCGAGTCGGGCAAGGTCATCGTCTGAGAGACTTTCGTATTCATCACCTGGCTGCTTGTCTGCGGGCTTGAACATGCCGAGCGTGTCGCCCAGGGCGCGTAGTGCCTGGTTGGCTCCTGCTGCGTTGAAGGTGTACTGGCCTGTCTCCTGGCCTTTCCTGTCGAGTACCGGCTCTGCCTGCATGCATCGGTTGACCACCTCCATGTAGCGGGATATGACCCACTCCCGATCCAGTCCCGTTTTTATGATGGCGTTCTGCTGCGCAATGGCGGCCAGTTCGTTGATGCGGTCGATCAGCTTTTGGTTTGTTCTGTCGCCGTTGGGCATTTCCCATCGGCGGGCGGTGGCGGGGGTGATCTTGCAACCGGCAGCTTTGACGGCTTCCTCGATGGACATGCCGAGCGCCCTGGCGCGCGCGTAGGCTTCCTGCTCAACGGTCAGTCCGCTTACTGCGAGCCTGCCTTTGTCGATCTTGCGGGTTCCGGCCCTGACGCCGCCTTTCTTCTTGGGTGCCGCCATGTCATCGATTGACAATGAGCTGGAACACGGCGATACCGCACAGGCTGGTGCATCCGACCACGCCGGTAATCACCCATCCGCGCACCATTTTGAGCGTGGGTATCTCCACCTCCACTGCGCGGATTCTCTTGTCGTTCTCATCTACGGCACTGAATGCCCGCGCCAGCGCCTCGCGCGTCTCAAGATGGCGCTGCTCCAGCGTGGCCAGCAAGCGCAGGCTCTCGGAGACGGACTTGAGCGTCTCTTCAACCATCTTCAGTCGATACAGGGTGACGGAATCGCTGGGGGTGGGCTGCGGGATGTCTCTGTCGAGCGGCATGAATTACTTACCCTCGACATCGTTCAGGTCGGCGATGTACTGCTCCCAGTCATCGAGGCCATTGCGCTCCGCAACAAACTCGACCAGCTTCTTGTGCGCGTACTCAACAACCGCATCCTTTGCCACGTCTGACAGCCGTGCTCTGCGTAGATCTTCCAGCAGAGGAATCACTTGGGTTTGCAGAATGCCATCCAGAATCACGGCTTTTGTGGAACCGTAGCCATGGTCAGGTATCGCTCGCTCCAGCTTGACCGCGGTGGTATACACGTACTCCAGCACCACGGGGCCGTGAGCATCGATGATCTCCGTGACCTCGTTCAGCACCTGGTCAACGGTGTCAAACACGCGGGAGAACAGTTTGCGAAATCTGTCGATCAGGTTGACTGCGTAGTTCAGGATTGTGTTCATTGTCGTGCCTTGCAGTTGAGGGTTACTTTGATGCCGACGATATCCAGGCCCGTCGGCGCGCCTGAATCATTGCGTGTCACTGCCAGCATCGGCGCGGGTCTTACTCGGCACTCCCACCTTGTTGGAGGTGATGATGGTGCTGATAACGTCCCACAGCCCGATAACAGCAGGCACAGCAGTAACCAGGTATGTCGATATGCCATCAATCGCCTCTCCGGTTACGGGCAGCTCATGCCCTGTGAACACTGCCCAGGCGGTGACGCCTGCCCACAGGAAGGCGTGGACGGCATCGACGGTGATCTGGCCCTTCTTCCACCGTTCGGGACTGTTTACCCTGCGGCCCGCTTGCAAGAGCGCAAACGCTGCCCTGATTTTTCTGATCATGGCTGCCTCCAGGGTTTGCCTGAGCGGGTATCGACATGGGTGAAGGTTGGGTACAGGCCAAAGCCGTACACGTCCGGGTATGCGGCTGTCAGGTAGTCGTACACGTCCTTGGGTGAGGTGTCGGCGACCTTGATGTCGGCTGCGCGGCCAAGCATGTGTTGAGAACCCTTGGCGCCATTGACCTTGGCGTTGTGTGATGCGCAGCGGCAGCCTGACGTGATCGTTATGGGCTTGCCGAAGCGGTAGCGAATCTCTTGCAGGACGTTGATCAGTTCGGTATCAACGGTATCGAAGCCGCACCCGCACTTGCAGGCAAACTCGGCGCGGTAGAAGTTGGTGGATATCCTGGTCATGATGCAGTCCCGGGGTTGGATGCCAGGACTGTAATCGGGTGGCGGGTTATTCGACTTCGAGCGCCCGGGCGAAACCCATGAGCACCAATCCTGATCGCGTCTTGCCCTGGCCGAGCTTTGCGCCGTTATCCTGGCTCAAATTTCCTCCAGCATGATGTCCTGACGCCTCGGCTCGTAGCGTTTTGGGTAGATCAGCCACATCGATGTGCATTTTTTGCCCTGTCGCTGCACCTTTTCGTGCTGCATCAGGATATTGAGTGCGTCAATCGTGGGTTTGTAGTCTGCTCCTGCCTTCTTGGCGATAGTTTTGGCTGACATCGGCGCTGTCGCGCTCTCCAGCACAGTCAGAATGCGCATTCTGATGGTCAGCCCGGGCTTCTTTCGTGGCTTCACTTCGCCGGAGGCTCCCGAAGTGGCTCTACGCTGCCAGGATCAACCCACAGATACCGGCACAATACTTGCCGGACCTCTTCCGCGCTGCGCGCCAGGTGGTATCTCCATCCTTGCTCGATGAAATGATCACGCCACTCCATCTGTACGGGCGACTCGCGGCCCTTATCGTCCTTCATTTCGATGACCAGGCCGGGGAACGGCCCGCTCTTCACTGGCAGTATCAGATCGGGAAAGCCCGGCTTTACACCCATAGCCTTCATCTGTCCGCCGGTGAAGGCATCGCGCTTGCCGCCGTTGGGGGAGTGATGCAGCCATCGCAGCTGAGGCATCTGCGCGCGCACTGAGGGCAGGTGCGACCACTGCACCACTCTTGCCTGCTCGACCTCTTCACGACGGCCTGCGGGCTTCCTAGCGGGCTTTCTGGCGAAGGGCGAAGTCATACACCACCTCGCTGCAAGTCGTCGAAGATGAGCTGTGCGAGAGCTTTGTTGCTGTCAATCGTTCGGAGGGGTTCGTCACCCAGTCCTGCGCACATGGGGTTGTCGCCGAAGCTGTGCTCCAGCCACCAGTCGCACAGGGCATCACTACACCACCCGAGCAGGCGCGCCACAGCCTCCGTGTAGGCGCCCTGCAGTCTCCCTATGGCATCCGGCAGTGGGCTTTCGGGTGATAAGCCTACCAACGCGCTCAGCGCCTCCATCTGCACATCGCATTCCCTCATTGCATTACGCCAGCTGTTGAGGGCTGCAAGGATCTCGTCGCGAGTCCTGTCCTGGGGGTTTTCGCGAGTCATGGCTTCGGCCTCCGGCCCAGCTCATGCCAGTAGTGTTGCTGGCCATCGATCTGGCCGTGGCAGTGCAGGCATTGAAACCTGGCCAGTCGGAGCCTTCCGATGTCGGTGCCAGGGATGATCTGGAAGTCATGGTATGGGCAGCTGTTGAGTAGGGCGTGGTTCTCCTTCACCTCCTGAGCGATGCGGGAGATTTCCTCTGCTGAGAGTCGGTTGGGTGTGGGCTGCATGGGCTGCATGGCTCGATTAGGGTTTGCCGTAGTTTACATATTGTTTATTCGACTACAACAAATTGACAAAAACTTATTGATGCCTTGGCGGCGGGAAAGTGAGTGTTGTTTTTGGGGCAGAGGGAAGAAATGGCGAGCGGGAGCGATTTGGGCGTCTTGAGGGGGTTTCGGCGAGTTCTGAGAAAATGGATTTTGTGAGAATCCTGAAAGCCAGCAAATACGCGGCCTACAGGGGTGAATTCTCATTTTCTCATTTTCTCACTAGGGTTATATCTATATATACCCCACCACTATATAAAAACCTTTCCGACTAGGAATAAATGGGTGGTGAGAAAGTGAGAAAATGAGAATATGAGAATATATATAATAAGAAATGTATATATATTAATAACTTACATAAAATTTACATGAAAATAAAATTCTCAAAATTCTCTCATTCTCACCTGATCAAATTTTGATCATCAGTGTTCTTCAAAAATATCAATAAAAACTCTTCCTATTTAGGAAAACTGTTGTATAGTTACAAAAGTTAAGTTTTACTTAATTTATTAAAGTTAACTCTTGGAGATACAACCTATGAAACAGCATCACCATCTGGTCGATTTCATCCTGGCGCAGGGGCATGCCATCCGGGTTGATGATGGCGAGGAAATAACAGGGGCGCTGCGTGACCGCGCCGAAATCATCGAGGCTATCGAGGCGGTGGAAGAAGCCACAGTCCATGCTGTTGTGCTAGCAGGCGATAAGCGCAAGCGTATTGGTTGGTTTTTTGTAATCCCTGATCTCGCAGACGACGAGACTGTTGCCGATTATTCGGCGACGCGCCTGTCGTCTGAGTGGGAGATTGACTACGCCAACCGCTACGGTGAAGAAGCATGAACATCGAGACACTGGCGGCAATCGCTTACCTGGCTGCAGGGGCGTTCATCGTCTGGCACTTGGCGTGGGGTGGGGTATGAGTGAATTATTTACCCCCGGTCGGTGGTATCCAAAAACCGACAACTTCGAGCCGGGGTTCAGCTCCATCGTACTCAATGACAAGCGCGCCGGCTGGGTAATGAGAATCCAGCACAATGGAGAGGCCATTGAAGCGCGGCAGCAGGCTGACTTGGCCCTGGTTGCAGCCGCTCCTGATCTTTATAGGGCGCTGAAGGATTGTGTTGATCTGATCGATGTCCTATCCCCGCTGGAGGGTGACACAGTGCGCAAAGCCCGCGTTGCTCTGGCACTGGCGAGAGGGTGGTGGTAATGGGCGACGTGGGTGAGATCTTCAATGCCAAGCGAGCGGCCGACAGAGAACGCCGCGCGCGCAACCTGGCAAACGCCGATCCATCAGGGTGGACGATTCATACCGAGCATCACTGGTCGCGCGTCCTGAGCGGCAAGCGCCTGGATTACTGGCCGAGCCGCAACAAATTCCAGTTCGAGGGCCGCGTCATGACTGGCGATGTGATGGGCTTCATCAGGAGGCGGGAGAAATGAAAGCAACCCTGCTATCAATCCTGCTCATCGCCATGATGGCATTCGGGTCTGTCCTGACACTTGACGGCCTGGAGTGGGAACTGACGGGCGAATGCCGGGATTGTGTCGTGTTGCACCTCGTCAGGCCGGGTCTGGTAAGGGAGGGCGCGCGGTGATTGGGTCAGGTCTGGTTGTAAAAGTCCGCGCGCAGGGCGTTGCAGGCGATGGCAATTTCCCCGTAGTTCATGAAATCCCAGTCACGCTCAAAGGCGAGCGGGGACTTTCTCAACTGCGCCAGGGCGAAGTCAGCCTGAACAAGCGGATCTTTAATGCCGTTTTTTTCAATTTGCTCACTGATATCAATGCGACGATTGATCACCCATGCACCCGCTTTGCGGAAGGTGAATTTCTCACAGTTGTCCAGCATCTCAACCACCCTGGAAGAGTGGATTCTGGCTCCCTGCGAGGCGATGCATGATGAATCCCAGAGGTAGCAGCGGAATTGAAAGATCAGGACTGCGGCAGCGATCACTGCCGCGATTGTCAGATACCTCATTGTCCACTCCTGTTCGTATAGGCAAGCCGGTCGCATTCAAATCATACGAACAGGAAGCATCAAAATGCAAAGAAGCTGTAATCAAGGAACCAATAATGAGGGCTACCCAATGATAAATCCCCTCATTGCAGACACAAATCAAGAAACCCTGGAGAACGTATCCGAGGCAATGGATGCCTTTATGACACTGCTGGCGCACACAGACAGCAATATGGCCAGGCTCCTGGCGCCGTTGCACCAGGCGATAGATTACGTCGCCAACAACCCGGAAGCCGAGTAACAGCTAGCCCGCTGCTCAGGTGGCGGGTTTTTATTGAGCCGAGGATCAAGAAATGCTTAACAATTGTGAAGAGGTAAAGAAATGGTGGGCATGATTAAGCGAGTGACCCAGGTTGTGATCGCGCCGGAGGGCGCCGACCTGTACGACGAGCGCGGACTCATGGTTGGGATGACCGACGATGGCGGCGGTGAGTTTGTCATTGTGCGGAACTGCTGCGGCGAGGGGAGCCTGCGGATTGAACCAGAGGACTGGCCGGGGCTGCGGGCCGCTATCAACCGAATGGTTGAGGGCTGCAAGGCATGAGCATTGGTGGCCATCAAAGTGCGGTAGCCCTGAAAGACGAATGGCTGACCCCGCCGGAGATAATCAAGGCGCTTGGCCCGTTCGACCTTGATCCCTGCGCGCCCGTGAACAGGCCTTGGGATACGGCTGATGACCACTACACGATCTACGACGACGGTCTGATCAAGCCGTGGGGAGGGCGCGTCTGGTGCAATCCGCCCTATGGACGCGAGACACCGCTCTGGCTTGCCCGTTGCGTCGAGCACGGCAACTGCATCGCACTGATCTTCGCTCGAACGGAGACCAAGATGTTCTTCGATCACGTCTGGGGCAAGGCCGACGCGCTGCTGTTCCTGGAGGGCCGCCTGCATTTCCATCACGTCGATGGCAGCCGGGCCAAGGCCAATAGTGGCGCGCCGTCCGTCCTGGTGGCCTACGGCCAAAACAACGTCGCTGCGCTGATCACCTCCGGGTACCGTGGGCGGCTGGTGCATTTGTAAACCCAACAGCCCGGTGTCGGGCAGGAGAAAGGAAGGTGAAAGAAGCAACATTTATCGAAGTAGACGCAGATGTTCGTTACTGGGAGGACGCCACGGTGAACGGCGTCGAAGACATTGACGGCACCCTCGTGCCATGCCGGAAGGGTGACGCATGGGCTCCCACCATCCGCTTGGCAGATGGCTACATTAAAGGATGGCCCGAGGGAACGACAGCGAGCATTTATTACAAGGTCTGCGACCAAGGGCTTTACTGGCTGCTATCTGAGGGCGGACTCCGGATTGCGAAGTGGCGCGGCGATTACGTTCCCGACAACATTTTGTGCGTCGGCGAAAATGGTTATGGCGATTACATCATTTTCAAAGTCAACGGAGACGGCTTTATCGAGAACTGGAACCAGCCGGTCTTAGAAGCCGACGAGTGGGAGCAGATCGCTGTAGTAAAAGCCGCTACGGACGCGCCCAAACCTCCGACCATTCTCACGGCAGCCCTTCGCCAGTACCGGCACAACGCCGGCGATGGCTTTGTGTTCGGCTATGACAAGGAATACGTCGACGAGTTCATAGCGCAACTGGTGGCTGCCTTGGACCGCTTGGCGTTCGCTGCCGAGTGCCGCGACAACACCAGCGGCGATGCCGTTCGCCTGATTACGGTGCGCGCCGAGCTTGCCGCTGCTGCCAAGAACGCCAGAGAAGCCCTCGCCGCCTACAGGAAGGGAGGTGAATGATGGCCACAGAAAAACTTCCCCCCTGCCCATTTTGTGGTGTCTCGGATGCTTTCGTTGAGCGCGCGGATTACAGCAGCGCTTACGTCCAGTGCAACAACTGCGGCGCTGCCGGGCCGACCGAAACTCAGGAGGATGATGACGAGGAAGTGCCGGGCGCCGGTGCTGCTATCAATTCATGGCGCCGGCGCTCTAATCCGTCTCCAGGTGCGCCGAAGTCGCCTCCTAGTCATGCGGAAGAAATATCTGACGTATCGGCCACGCCGCCAGGATACAGGTTACAACCTGACGAAACCGCATCGAAGCTGGTGGAGGCGCTAGTTAGATGCCGCCTACAGGCGAGCTATTCGCTAGGCGACACGATAGTACTAGCTGGTCAGTTGCGTAAAGTCCGAGAGATTGTGAATGAAGCACTCGCCGCCTACCGGCAGGGAGGTGTGGAATGACACATAAAAATATCATCCCCGACGAAGCTGTCGGCTTCCAGGTTCAGCGAATCATGCGTGAGAGAGAGGTGGAGTTGCGGGCATACACGCCTATCCAGTTCACCACGGAGCGCCCGGCTCAGTCATGCCGGCTTTACTACACCCGATGCAGAGTATTCAGCGGGGTACACGAGGGCAGCGCCGAGACGTCGGCTGGCATCTGCGACGTGCTGGACAAGGATGGCGACATCATCGGTGATTTTCTTCTGAACCGGAAAGGGATCAAGTGGCTCATTAAGGCTTTGGGCGCGACGGTCGAGCCGGACTTCTACGCCGATAACGGGCAGGGAGGCGGGGAATGAACATTGAGCCACTAACCCGTATCGACCAGATCAAAGTTGGCGACACTCTTCTGATCAGCGACGGCAGCGAGATAACAGCGACAACGGCAAAGATCGTGAGTGTTTCTGGGCGCGACGGCACCGAAGTGATTTTCAACGTCGGGGCAAACGCCTTTTTCAACGTGGGTATGTACCTGGGCGGCAAGTCGTGGGCGAAGGACGTGCGCGTTGTGATGATCCCGATTGACGATCAACCCGTCAAGACTGCCTCCGCATACAAGTATGGCTGCACCGTTTGCGGATACATCCGGCGCTTTGAGGGCGCATGCCCACATTGTGGGTGCCGCGTATGACCGCCATGACCCGAGCAAAAGTTGGAGGCACAACATGAACCCAGTAAGCAACCTGACTGCCGCGGTGGCAATCAAGAAACCCGAGCGTGAAGCCCTGGCGCGGGAGGTCGCAGAGTACAAGGCGCGCGGTGGCGTGATACAGGTACTGAAAGAGAGCGACAGCGGTATTCCGCGCGATGACAAAAAGCCATACGGGAGAGTCATGACGAGGAAAGAGAAGGCAGCCCTGGCGCAGGAGGACTGATATGTCAGTGACGTATACCCCGAAGACGCTGGCCAAGTTGCTGGGTGTTACGCCGCGCACCGTCATCAACTGGTGTAACGCTGGGCGCCTGGCCGGGGATGCCGAAAAGGTGGGCGGGGTATGGGTGATCACCTGGTCGCCATTTATCACTGCAGATCTCCCAGCTGGCGCACCCCCACGGCTCTCAAACGGCCAACTGGTATTCACCCGCCACCCTGGTGGCAGGCCGCTGGGCTCTCGGGATAAAAAACCAAGAAAGAGGAAAGGCGATGGCAATCCGTCTCAGGGCTGAATCCTCTGTCTCCGGGGTCCGCAAGATGCTGGATCGAGCGTCTCTACTCCTTTCGTCCAATCCGGGCGCACGGGAAAAGCTCTATGACGGCACTTTCAAAATACGCTGCCCAATTCCTACCGGTTACAAACCACGGATGAACCTTTACGCAACAGGCTTGTCCGCCAGATTCAATGCGCAGGGGATGATTTTTGAAATATCAGAAACATCAGAGGGACTTTCAGGTGGGTGGATGGCGAGCTGCATTCCACCGCCTATGTACAAAGTATTTCTGTCGGCCTGGATTAAATCCCAAGAGAACTTACCGCCAGAACAGTTTCAATTGTTTTGACCACAAGGAAACACAAATGGAAACACTAAAAATGCTGGTGATACACGATTTGTCGGGAAGTAGATTTTCGGCCACTCGTGGAATCATTACGAACTTTGATTCTGAAAATGTCGAGGCGTTTGCCCGTGATGGGCAGCACGTCATTGTTGCAGTGCATGACGAACTTTTGGATTTTGCAAACAAGATGGAAATTATTGTGGAGGAAAGAAATGAAACCGTTTGACTTAGAAGCAGCTATGCGCGGCGCACCAATCCAAACACGCAAAGGGCGGCCCGCGAAATTCCTAGCGTTTGTACCCGAAGCAATGTTAACCCAACGATTGGTGGTGCTGGTTGGTCAGTCTGTATTGACCATTTGCGAAAGTGGGGAGGTTAACGAAATATACGAAAGCAACAACGACATCTTCATGGCACCAAAGAAGCGGACGGTGTGGGTCGTGAGAAGACCGTGCGGGGATACAGCTACTCTCTTTGAGCGAGCCACGAAAGCCGAGGCCCTTCTGTTGGCAGTGACACTTCGAGACGGGGCGGTTTCTGTTCACTCAATGGAGATAGAAGAATGAAAACGCAGATAGCACACGAGTTGCAAAAGGAAATTCTCAAGCAGGCGGAGATTTACCAAGAAAAGGCAGCCCTCGCTGCGGTTAATTATGCAAGATCGGGGAGTGCTGGTGCTCACCAGGAGTTTGCCATGGCAGAAGCGATTGAGACGACTTTGCGGAGTGTCCACAAACTGGTGTGTTCATAACTACATGAGCTTGAGAAGCATATTCCTGATAGCTTGCCGGAGGAAAGATGAACAGAAACAAATTGGTTGAGTTGCTGAGAGACGCCGCAAGCGATATGAGACTTGCGGCATCATGTCTTGACGGGAACGGCTTGTGTGGCGAGGACGAACTCAAGACAGCCGCCGAGCTGGAAAGAGCTGCTGACGAACTGGAGCAGGCAGAGCCTGTATGCGGCGCCATGCCCCTGGATATTCAGTCAGGGAAACCGTTCACCGTGTACCCTAACAACGAGGATTGGCATGTGGATAAATTGGTTCCTTTATATGCCGTGCCCCAGCATGTGGAGAGCGCACCATTCAGCTGGCCCTTGCTTGACGCCCCTGCAAAAGTCGGAGGCGTAGTTATTGGCAAAGGTTGTTCCAGCAGGCATGTCGTCATGATTGCAAAACGACAATATCAATATGAGGTCGAAACGCCTCCCGAAGAAATTGAGCGCAGAAAGAAAGCATTGCAGGGTGTCTTAGACGAGGTTTGGGATCGGACCACGGACTAAGTGAACGAGAAGGCCGAACCCGACGTATCGAAGCTGGTGGGCGCACTGGAGAATATCGATGAATATTGGAACCGTGATCAAAGCGTCGAGGCCATGCAAGCCCTTTACGATTTCCATCTCGTAGGAGAGCGGCGATGAGCTTTGATATCTATGGAAACCCTCTCGCGCGCGGGCACTGTGAAGTTCATCCGCATGTTCACGAAGAGTACCCGTGTTCTGTTTGCATCTCTGAAAAGCAATCCCATTACCAGCAGCAGAATTATCAGTGCAGCGGCGGTTGCGAGAGCGAGCACTATTTAGGGCAGGCTCAAGAGCATATCGAGCACCTAAAAAGGGAGATCGAGCTGCTACGCCAGGATGCGGAGCGATACCGATGCCTGCGTGATCCATGTAGCGGAGTCGAGCACGCCATTTTCTACAGTCGCGGCGACTACGGCAGAGGGTTGATGTCCGAGAATATGCTTGACGATGCAGTTGATTCCGTCATGCAAAAAAAGAAGGAGGCTGCGAAGTGATTGACCTCAACAAACTTAGCAAAAACGCTCGATCAGCGGCGATGCGTGGGGGCACGTCAGGGTGGGGCCAGTATGGGTCTGACACACAGATCCGATACATGGAGGAAATCAAAACCCGAAAAAGGTGCAGGTGCGGATGTGGTGGAAGAAAAACCCATGTCGGTATGGCGAACGGCGTAGGCTTGATGAGTGGGTGCGAGTTCAGTGTTCGGAGGTGGGTGAAGGAAGGCGAGTAATTTTCTCGCCAGTTCCCAAATGGGGCCATACCTTTCCGGTGTGGCCCTTTTTATTTTGCAAAATACACGTCACACGCCAGACTCCACGGCGCGCCAGGTGATTTGGCGATATCGCCGGAGTCCAGTGCTGACTGGATCATTTCCGCAAGATCCCTGGCTCTGGTGCCGCGCATCAGTTTTTGCAGCTTGCCATTGGGTAATCCGCCAGCATTACAGGCCGCGCTGAACTTCTTATCACCTGCATAGCGTTTTGCATTGCGGATGTAGTCGAGCATCTTGTTCATGTCGGCAGCGTACTGGTTTTCTGCCTGGTTGCTGCTCACCGCCGTGACCAGGTTCAGATCGTAGAAGCTGACATACTCGTATGCCCATTTGAAATCATCGAGCGTGATATTCGTGGTGTGCATGTCGCGCGCCTTGGCTGCAATCAATGACAGCCGCAGGGCTTTCTCCACGGTTCGCCCGATCAGCACATCCAGCCCGCCCAGGCCTTCCGCCCAATCCTTCTTGCTCATGAGGTCATCTTCAATGACCTGCAGCTCGTCGAAGACATCCTCATCGAGGGTAATCTCGATCAGACGCGGCTCGACATCGGCCAGGCTCACAGCCGCAAGATCGCCTTGCACGGCACCGGACACATGCACGGCCTTGCACCACTCCACAATATGCTCAGGTGGGGGTAATGGTTGGACGAACTGCGTCCTTTGTCGCGGTCGCTTTGACTCGATAACCATGCACCGGCCAAGAAAGCCGTCTTTTACCATGTCGCTGGACAGGTTGCCGTAGAAGGTGTCGGGCGTGGTGGCGCCAAGCAGTGTGATGGCTGGAAAATGTATCGTTCGGACGATGTTGTTTCGCTCGCTCTTCTTGAGTGTCATTTCCGAGTAGTTCGGTACCACCATGACGCCATTGAGCTTGCCGAACGCCTCGACGAGCTTGTCGAGCGCCGCTTCGTGGTTTGCCTGCCCCGTGCTGCGCGAGAGTTTCAGCAGCTTTCCCATCTCATCGATGGTGACAATGTGTGCCGGCGAGCGCATCAGCGTGGAATACACCGCGCCGGATGATGTATAGCCACTGCCGGCGATCATGTTCTCAAGCCCCGCAGCGGTGAGGATCTTGTGTACGCATTTCTGGGGATGTTCTTTTCCTTCTGTCGATTTCGCCACCATGATCACATACAGGCTGGTCAGGTTTCCAACCTGCGTCACATAGGTGCGCCCCATGACGACACTGCACAAAGCAATTGCCCCGGCCAGGGCGAGTTCCGGTTGCCGCTTGGGCGCCGTCTCCGTCATCCATCGCGTGATGTCGCCAAGAATGCCGGGCGGATTCTCCAAAAAACTGGGCCGGGCCGCTTCGGGTTCATTGCTGGTTACCGGGGGCAGCATGACCGTTGACGGCTTCTCTTCAACCACCGGCATGGTCCAGGGGATGGTAGGCAATGCAGATGCAGGCTTCGGCGCCGTGCCGGGGGCTTGCCCTTGCCCCACCGTCATGGCGATGTGCTGCTCGGACATCGTGATGCTGTTGCGCAACAGCTCGGCGGCCTTGGCGAATGGCACACCGCGCGCGTACATGACCAGGCTGATGGCCGTCATGCCGTAGTTGCCACCCCAGTCCCTGATCCCGCCAGGGTGGATGCCGACGTTGTAGGCCTCACAGTTGCGCCAGTGTGCGATGCATCGATAGCCGTCCTTATCTTCGCGCACCGATGGGATAAGCGCCGGCACCCACTCTGACAGCCGGGTAAGCGCAGCCTCGTTCAAGTCACGGTAATACGCCGTGGCGGTTGTCGGCTTTGCCGCGGCAATCGGGCCGTCACGGTCAATGATGACTGCCGGTGCCTTCTGATAATGCAGATCCTCCGGCGTCTGGTAGGGCAGGAGAACATTCTCAACCTGCTCCATGAAGTCGGGAGGCAGAAACGGCAGCTGCTCTATCGACTCCAGCGTGTCCAGTGTCAGGTCCGTGATCCACACATAGGTCATGCCTGCCGGGTGGAGCGTCGGCGGTACAACGGTCTGGCGGCCTTCCGCGAGGATGTCGAGCACCCGCTGCTTGCGCACATCGAACGAACGCGATGGCTCACCGGAAGAACGATAAAACTTGGTGTAACCCTTCTCCCCCTTCTTGCTGACCGGCGTATAGGGGATGATGGCTTCCAGGGCGTCATTCCCACCAGGCAGATCATAATCCTTGTCGATGGCGATCAGCCCGGAGGCGGGGCCAAGCACCACGCCGATACCGGCATCGGGGAACGTGCTCCAGTAATCGAGTTCGATTTCCGTTGGCAGTCTCCGGGAGAACCGGGACCAGTCGCCCATGCCCTCCCAGCCGTTGGATTGCGACCATTTGCCGGGCCTTTTGGTGCCTGGCGCTATGGGTATGACACTGATTCCTAGCTTTACGTACCGCCTGGCATGCTCACTGAATGCCGTCATTTTTCGCTCGCCCTGACCATATCAGGGCGAACAATCTCCAGGGGCAACCCGGCCATGATGGCGATGTCACGCGCGTACTTTGCGGGTATGCGTCGATCCCACTTTGATACCGTCTGTACCGTTCTGCCGGTTTTCTCTGCAACGGCGGGTATCCCACCGGCCATGCCGAGGATGCCCATCACAGTAAATCCCACCGGCTCATCCTTTGGTCGCGTCACACTCATACTCCTAAAAGTTAAGTAAAACTTAATTATGAGGCTGTAAATAATAATTTGCCAACTCTTATTTTTTATCTATACTCAATGCCCACGTCAAGATTTAATAAACTTTTGATAACCAACAGGATTATGAGGGCAACCTATGAACAACATACTGGCACCGCGCCTGCGCGCTGCCCGCGAAGCCATCACCCCCAAAGTGTCGCAAAGGGAAGTTGCCAAGCGGGTGGGTCTGACGCCTGCGGCAGTCAACTTGTGGGAGACAGGCAAAACGGAGCCATCCGCATCGAATCTGGCCGAGCTGGCGCGCTGGTACAAGGTCAGCACAGACTGGCTGTTGGGCGTTGAGGTCATCAAGCCCGCGCGCGCGGCAGAGGCCGATATGCTGGCAGTGCCTCTGGTTGCGCCCATTGAGCTTGCCAAATGGCGCCTGAACAACTCGCAGGGCCGCATTCAGACGATGGGTGATTATCCTGCTGGCACTGCTGCCGCCGTCATGATCACCAATGACGCACTGGCCAGCATTTGCCCGGCTGGTAGCTATGCTGTGATCAGCAAGGCCCATACTGCCGAGCCGGGGAGCGTGGTCATGGCTGTGATTGCGGATTCCAAGGAGCCGATATTGCGCCGTTTGGTATCTGACGGCGGCATAGAGTTACTGGTTGCCGACGACACGCGCTTTCAGACGCACAATGTGCAAGATGGCGCGCGAATCATCGGAAGAGCCATTGAAGTGGTAACTCATAAGGTATTGATTGAGAAAAAATAAACATAACTAAAAATTTATTTCATAAAAATAGTTGAGAAATACTTAATTTTCTGACAGAGTGCGAATTCCACAACACAGAACCTTGTTAGGAGATTCGCATGTCAGAGGAACTTCAAGCCCTGTGCCAGCAGTGGCAACAGGAAAAGCGCGCCGAGCAGGTAGCCAATGCAAAGCGCGTCAAGATCGAGGGGCAGATACTGGCCCTGGCGGCCGTCAAGGAGGAAGGCTCGGCAACCACCGACACGCCGGGGTTCAAGATAACAACAACTGGCAAATTGTCGCGCAAGATGGATTGGGAAGCCTATCAGAAGATCGCCGCACAGATCCCCGACGGGTTGCACCCGGTCAAAACAAAACAGGAAATCGACGAAGTGGGCGTCAAGTGGCTCCAAAAGAACCGCCCCGACATCTACAGCTTGCTACCGCTGACTGTCACCCCTGCCAAAACAGCCGTGTCCATCAAGGCTGTGGAGGTGATTGAGGTATGACACAGGTTGCTGACGGCAGAATCGCAAGCATCACATACCACCGGCTGGTTGATACGCTGTCAACAATCTGCGTTCTCCGGCTGGTCAATGGCTTCGTTGTCATCGGCCAATCACATTGCCTCAACCCCGCACAATACAGCCAGGAAGAGGGCAAGAGCTTGGCCTACGCACAGGCATACGAGAAAGTCTGCGAACTGGAAGCGTACTTGGATAAGGAAGCGAAGTACCAGTCAGAACTGGCCGTTGCGCCTGCCTGTGATATTAAGAAAAACTTAACGCGGAGTAAAAAATAATGGCGCAAGCCTCCATCACAATCACTGACGGTGACAACGACACCCTGGAATATGTGGTCGATTTTGGCGAGGAATTTCAACCTTCCAGCATCGCCCACTTGGCTACCGCGCGCCTGGCGCAGTTCCTTACGGATTCTGTTGCCATGCATGAAGCGGCTACGGAGCAAGAACCAGCCCCGGCGTTGGCACACAGCAAACCCACAGCCAATTACCCCTACTGAGGATTACCTTATGGCTTTCGATTTATCGAGTATCAAAAAAGGCAAGACGATCCATGCACCGCGGATCTTCATGTATGCCACACACGGTGTTGGCAAGAGCACCTTTGCCGCTGCCGCGCCAGATCCTATTTTCATCTGCACAGAAGATGGCCTGGGCAGCATTGACACATCCAGCTTCCCGCTGGCTAAAACCAGTCGTGATGTTTTGGAGGCGCTCGGTACGCTTTATAAAGAGGAACACGATTACAAAACCGTGGTGCTTGACTCGGTGGACTGGCTTGAATCCATGCTGGTTTCTGAGATCGAGGCTACCCACGACGAGAAGGCGCTGGCATACGGCAAGGGCGCAATGATCCTGGCAGACAGAATGCGCAACATCCTTGGTGGATTCAGCGCCCTCCGCAATGAACGCAACATGGCAGTCATCTTAATTGGCCACTGTGAAATCAAGCGATTTGATTCTCCTGAAGTCGAGCCTTATGACCGTTACCAGCCGAAGCTGCAGACACGTTCAAGCGCATTGGTTCAAGAGTGGGCCGATGCCGTGCTGTTCGCCAACTATCGCACCATGGTCAAAAAGGAGGATGTCGGATTCAACAAAACCGTATCGCGCGGCATTACCACTGGAGAACGGTTGATCTACACAGCGGAGACGCCAGCGTACCTGGCGAAGAATCGCTACAACCTTCCGCCATCACTCCCTCTTGACTGGAATGCATTTGCCGGCGCGATAGCCGCGTCTGCTACTGCCTGACAGATCAAGATTTACTTAACAATTTTATGAAACGGCTTTTTGCCGCCCTGAATATCAAGTTTTACTCAACTCAATAGAAGGAAACATAGCAATGGCAAATCTCGCAGGCTTTGACGCAACACAAGTCGCTGAACCCATGGACTTCACGGCATTCCCCGAAGGGGTTTATGTCGCAATCATCACGGCCTCAGAAATGAAGCCAACCAAGGATGGCAACGGCCAATACCTGGAATTCACCTTTGAAATCCTCGATGGCGAATACAAGAGCCGGAAGGTATGGGCGCGGCTGAATCTGATAAACAGCAGCAACACTGCCGTGGATATTGCTCAGCGCGAGCTGGGGGCAATCTGTCGTTCCGTTGGCGTCATCAAGCCCAACGATTCCAGCGAACTGCACAACATCCCACTGACTATTCACGTCAGTGTTGAGGCCGGTAAAAACAACGGCAAACCGCAGAACAAGATCGACAAGTACGAACCGGCGCGCACGGCGGCAAGTGCTCCCGCTGCTGGTGGTTATGTGGCGCCTTTCAGCGCACCGGCGTCACAACAGCCAGCTCCTGCCCAAGCCGCCGCTGCTCAAACAGCCCCGTGGCAGAAATAAGGAGAACGGCATGACAACACAGACCAGCTTTGATCCGGCAGCCGTTCAGATTGGCTACTCGCTTAATTTCGAGCAGGTGAACCTGATCCTTGAGGCGCTTGGCAAGCTGCCATTCGAGAGAGTGGAAGCGTTGTACAGCGGCATGCGGGCGCATGCTCTGGCAGTAATGGCCGAGTCTCAACGGCATACGGAAACTCTCCCTGCGCCCGAGACAGCGCCTTTGCCGGAGGAAGATGTTCCTAATGAAGGAAGACCTTGGGAGAAAGGGAAATGAAAATTATCAATAACGCGCATGTTTATAGGGCGGCGCTTCCGTCACCTGAAAATCTGGCGCTGCACTTACAGGAATTGCCGTATCAGGAGCTTTCTCCACTGGAGATGAATCGCGCTTCATTTGTTCCAAACGAAGTGACGCGAGAGCTGGTAACGCCAATTCAGGAGGGCTATGCGTTCACGTTTCAGTTTGATGAAAAAATCATTCCCACAAGCGCAGTCAATGCCAAGGTCGCCAAAGCCGTGGCAAAGATCAAGGAGAAAGAGGATCGAACAGTTGGGCGCAAGGAACGTCAGGAAATCAAGGATAACGTCATTGCGGATATGTGCCGGGTGGCCTTCGTCAAGACTACAAAGGTGAACATTCTGTATCGCGAGGCATGCCGGACTCTGATTGTTATTACCGGCAGCAAGAATATTTCAGATTGCGCAACCGGCGCATTGGCCAAGGTGGCTGGCTCTATTAAATCCGAGACGATCCATATCGAGGGTTTGAAGATGGGCCTTACCACCCGGCTTGGTAATTACTTTGGCGGAAGTGGCAGTGATCCGTTCGCACCCTTCCATGTTGGAAATTTCGTCAAGCTCAAAGGAGATGAGGGGCTTAATTTCTCAACGGAGACGAAAGGTGCAATCCACGAAGCAGAAGAGGGCATCCTCGAAGCCATTGGCGAAGGCGCGCAAGTCGAACGTATTGAGCTGGAATACAACGGCTGTAACTTCAAGCTGACCAACGATTTCGCCTTCAAGGCTATCAGCTTCGACGTCGATGTTGATGCCGATGATCGGGGCGATATGGACGCGCCAGCCTATTGGCGACACGAGGCAGGCGTTTACATGCTGATCTTTGTCGGCGTGATCGATGCCTTGTGCAAGCTCATGGACTACGTTCCCCCTGAAAAATAACCAATCCCCGGCGCATCTTTCGTGGTGCGCCTCATATTATTTCGAGGCATGAATATGAAAACTGAAGCATCACAATCCACCACCGATACAGTGCAGGTAGAGATAAAGAGACGCTGGAGTGGTGAAGTCATTGAAATCCGCAAAGGTGACAGGATCGCTCAAATGGTTGTGGTCCCGTTTCTTGGTGAAAGCATGATCGTTGATAGCCTTGACGAAACAGAGCGCGGGTCAGGCGGATTCGGGAGCACTGGAGTATGAAGCGCCTGCCTATTCTGAGCATTATCGCAGGGGCATTCGCCCCTGTGACCGGGAGCATGAAGCAACCTCGACCGCGCAAACCTTGCCTGATTTGCGGCGCCATGCACACGCACAACAACGCATTTTGCTCGGCAGAGCATGCAGCCGAATACAAAAAACGTAACAAGACGGGAGGGCGGTAGTGACAAACATTGCAGCCCACACAGACCCCATTGCCGCGGCCATTTATACGCAGTACGAGAAGCGAAACGAGGAAGAGGAATCACGCGGTTACCTCGGGGCGTCCATCATTGGTAGGGAGTGTTCGCGCGCCCTGTGGTATGGGTTCCGCTGGGCTGGGAAGGAGCAGTTCAACGGCCAATTGTTAAGGCTGTTTGAGACCGGCCACCTTGCGGAGCCGCGCTTCGTTGAAAACCTGCGCAGCATTGGCGCAACCATCCATGATGTTGATCCGAGCAGTGGCAGCCAGTTCGGGTTCTCGGGTGCCGACGGCCACATGAAAGGCCACATGGATGGGTGCGGCGTCAATATCCCAACGGGCGGCAAGCAGTGGCACGTTTTGGAATTCAAAACTCACAATACCAAGTCATTTGCCGCGCTCAAGAAGCACGGGGTGGAAAAATCCAAGCCCGAGCACTATGCACAGATGACCTGGTACATGGGCAAGAGTGGTATGACGCGGGCGCTCTATGGTGCGGTGAACAAGGACACTGACGAGCTGTATTTCGAGCGCATCGAATTTGACCCTGTTGCATTTGAAAAGCTCAACGTGAAAGCTGAAAGCATCATTTTCACGGATCAGCCACCGGAAAAGCTGAGTCAAGATCCGAAGTTTTACCTGTGCGGATGGTGTGCCAACAAGGATGTTTGCCACGGGGGAAGGGTTCCAGCCGTGAGCTGCCGTACCTGCATCCATGCAACACCGGAGCGTGGAGGGAATGCTCGCTGGTCATGCGCAAAACATGGCCCGGAAATCCCCATCGAGACACAACGTCAAGGCTGTGCCAACCATTTGCCTCTGCCATGGCTTGTCACTTTTGCAAACCCCATTGATGCGGGTGAGGGTTGGATATTGTTCGTTCGCAACGATGACCAAAGCAAAGAATTTGTTGTGACGGACGATCACCAGCACCTGCCGGGTGATTTGCCTGCCAGGCAACATCTATACACCAGCAGAGAGTTAAGCGCTGTTCTGAATCATCGGGATATTTGCGCCCATTGAATCAAGATTTTCTTAATATCAAGGTTTTTGTTAAGTGAAGAGAAGGCGCAGGCCACACAAAAACATGACGGCAGCCGGGTGCAATGGCAAGCAACGATTCGAGAGCCAGAGTCTGGCTGCGCAAATTGCCCGGATGATCCGTCGTCGTCACGACAACGCCAAGATCAACACCTACCGCTGCAAGACGTGTGGCGGGTGGCATATCGGCGACAAAGGCATCAACAGGAGTTAATCCATGTTCGTCCCACGTTACTATCAAGAAGACTCCGTGCAGGGGATCTTTGACTACTTTGCCGAAAAGGATGGCAATCCCCTGGTTGTTTTACCAACCGGCGCGGGCAAGAGCCTGGTCATGGCCATGTTTGTGCGCCGCGCTATTGAGTCGTACCCATCAACGCGCATCGTCATCCTGACCCACGTCAAGGAGCTGATCCAACAGGACGCGCAAGCCATCATTCGGCATTGGCCACAGGCGCCGATTGGCATCTGGTCTGCCAGCATCGGTAAAAAGATGAAGCAGCAAGTAACGGTTGCAGGTATCCAATCTATCCACCGCCTTGCGCCGAAGTTTGCAGGTACCGACCTGGTGCTGATTGACGAGGCGCACCTGATATCCAAGAACGCGGACACCATGTATGGAAGATTCATTAACGGTCTTCGCGCATTCAATCCGCACCTGAAAGTGATCGGCCTGACGGCGACGCCCTACAGGATGGATTCCGGTCTGCTGACTGAGGGCAAGAACCGCATCTTCACGGACATTGCTTACGAAATCAGTGTTGGGACTCTCATCAAGGAAGGCTACCTGTGCCCGCTGTTTGCCCGCAGGGGCGCGACAGAGGCAGACCTGTCAGCCGTGCATACCCGTGGTGGAGAATTCGTCTCCAGCGAGCTGAACAAGGCTATGGATAAAGAGTGCTTGATCAAGGGCGCGCTGAATGAGATAGCCAGCCTGGCCCATGACCGCAAACATATTCTCGGGTTCTGTGCGGGCATGGAGCATTCCCGTCACTGTGCCGAAATCGCCCGCGACATGCTGGGATGGAGCGCCGACTATGTGACCAGTGAAATGTCTGCGGGCGACCGGGACGCCAGAATCAACGCCTTCAAGGAAGGTCGGACGCGCATACTCTTCAACGCCATGCTGTTGACCACCGGGTTCGATGCCCCGCAGATCGATGCCATTGCCATGCTGCGCCCGACAAAAAGCACGGGGCTGTACGTGCAGATCATGGGCAGAGGGCTGCGCAAGCATGACAGCAAGGAAAACACACTGATCCTGGACTTTGCCGGGAACGTAGAGCGCCACGGCCCGATTGATCAGATCAAGGTCAAGAGCAAGGCCGAGAAAGGGGAGGGGGTCAGCGTCGCTCCCGTCAAGGAATGCCCCAACTGTAGCGCCCTGGTGTTCGCCGGGGCCAGCATCTGCCCTGAGTGCGAGTACCAGTTCCCCGTCAATGAGGCCGCGAAGCACGGCACAGAGGCTGCGGATGCCGTGGTGATCGCGGCCATTGAAAAGCCACGCGAGTATCAGGTTGACCGGGTAGAGTATGAGCGCCATGTCAAAGCTGGCAAAGCTCCGTCGGTCAAGGTCACCTACCACTGCGGGATATCCACATTCTCCGAGTGGCTGCCCATCGAAGATCCGCGCAGTTTCGTGCGCAAGCATGCCGTGCAATGGCTGTGGTCGCGCGGCTTTCACTCCGCCTTCCAAACCGTTGACGAGTTCCTCGATGCAGCAACACACAATCGCATCCCAGCCCCTGACAGCATCACGGTGAAGATGGATGGCAAGTATTGGCGCGTCCAGTCATCCGTTATGGGCGCCTGCAGGATGGACGTTTCCACTGTGGTTGAAAGGGTCGCCGCTACCAATTGGAGGGCCTTTGCATGAGCAGCCGCAACGTAGGGCCTGGCCCCGTGAATTTTATCAGGAGCAAACAGGATGTAGCCGACAGCATCAGGGCGCTGGAGCGAGGGCTGTCCTTCATGCGCCTCATCGAAGGCATAGGCTGTTCAGGCTGCACCAACTACACAGGGCGCGAGTGTGCGCTGTACCGCGGTCATGAGGTGCCTGAAGAGGTGAAGCGCACCGGGTGTCCGTCATGGAACTGGGACCAGATACCTTTTTAGGGGCAGGCAATGAGCGCAATCTTTGATATGAACATTGCCAGCGAAACCCTGGATGAGGACGAGCTGACAAGAATCACCGGCAGTTGCCGCAAAGGGGATCAGGCAGACTGGCTCACGGCCAATGGCTGGATCTTCCACCGTAGCCGCGCAGGGCACCCCATCGTCGGCAGACTTTACGCCAGGCTCAAGATGGCTGGTATCAATCCCGCAACCCTGGCTGTGCCTGGGGGCTGGGCGCCAGACTTCACGGGGCTGTAGTAATGGTCTATGCTCAGTCGATGCGACCGAAATCCACCGCCAGAGACCTGCCGCCGCGCATGCTGCGCCGAACACGCAAGCTCGTGAGCGGCAAGGTGTGGGTGGGCTACTACTACGCCGGCAGGGACGAGAGCGGCAAGCGTGTTGAAATTCCCCTGGGGACGGACCTCAATGAAGCCAAGCGCAAGTGGGCAGAGCTTGAGTGCAAGCCCGTGAGCGGTGATTTGAGTCTCCTGTGCCACACGTTTGACCGGTATGAGCGCGAAGTAATACCGACCAAGGCCGCCAAGACTCAGCTCGACAACTTGGGATCGCTCAAAAAGCTGAGGATTGTGTTCGATAAAGCGCCCATCGATGCCATCACGCCCCAGCATATTGCCCGGTATCGTGATGAGCGGGGGAAAAAGGCGCCGGTTCGCGCCAATCGTGAGATTTCCCTCTTCTCCCACATCTGGAACATGGCCAGGGAGTGGGGGTATACCGCAAAGGAGAACCCCGTCAGAGGTGTGCGTAAAAACAAAGAAACCCCAAGGGATTACTACGCTGAGGATCAGGTCTGGCAAGCGGTCTATGACGAAGCCTGTGTTGAGTTGCAAGACGCCATGGATATCAACTACCTGTCAGGCCAGCGCCCCGCCGACGTGCTCAAGCTGCGGCTGCAAGACATCAACGATGACTTCTTGATGGTGCAACAGGGCAAAACAGGCAAAAAGCTGAGAATTATGCTCCGTGTCGCGGGAGTGCTCACGGATCTTGGTGCGGCAATCGAGCGCATAAAGTCACGCCCTCGCAATGTTGTCAGCATGTTCTTGATTGCTACGCCCGAAGGCAGACCTTTGAACAAGGGTACCCGGCGAACGCGCTTTGATGCAGCGAGGGCCGCGGCGGCTGCCAAGGCGGAAGCAAACGAAGATCATGTGCTGGCTGCGCAGATTCGTGCCTTCCAGTTTCGAGACATTCGGCCAAAGGCGGCCACCGACATGGAAGACCTGACAGCCGCAAGCAAGTTGCTGGGTCACACGGAGGAAGAAATCACCAAGAAGGTTTACATCAGGAAAGGCGAAAAGGTCATGCCAACCCGGTGA